CGCCCACCCCGTCACCCTGCCGGCCAACACCTCGGCCGAGGGCGTCGTCGAGTCCGTTCTGCGGGCCCGCAAGCACTACAAGGGCACCGGTCGCCCGTCCTTCTTCACCACGGACGACATCCTGACCGACATGATCCTGCTCAAGGACAAGATGGGTCGCCGTCTGTACAACACCGAGGCCGACCTGGCCGCGGCGCTGCGCGTGGCGGAGATCGTCGTCGTCGAGGTTCTGGAGAACACCCCGGACCTGCTCGGCGTCATCGTCAACATGGCGGACTACACCATCGGTGCGGACCGCGGTGGCCAGCTGGCCATGTTCGACGACTTCGACATCGACTACAACCAGCAGAAGTACCTGCTGGAGACCCGGATCTCCGGTGCGCTGACCAAGGCGAAGTCCGCCGTGGTCATCAAGCGGACCTCGGGCACCACGGTGACCCCGGCCGTTCCGGCCTTCGATGAGGAGACCAACACCCTGACGGTTCCGACCGTGGCGGGCGTTTCCTACTACAACGTGACCAACCCGCTGGCGGAGACTGAGCTCACCGACGGCGCGAACGTGGTCATCACGGAGACGACCGACGTGGAGGCGCGTCCTGACTCGGGTTACAACTTCCCGCACAACCAGGACGCTGACTGGACCTTCGCCTACACGGCCTGATCTAAGGCCCCCTGATGGCGAGCGGAAGGTTCCACGGCGCTGTCGGGTACAACCACGGATCAATCGAGCAGAAGCCGGGTGTTTTCGTAGAAAGCATCGTCGAAAGAAACTACTACGGCGATATTGTGCGAAACACCCGGCAACTGCGCGAGTCAGGCGAAAGCATCAACAACGACCTGACCGTGGGGAACTCGATCAGCATCCTCGCAGATGCGTACGCCGGCGAGCATTTTCACGCCATCAGATTCGTCGAGTGGGCGGGGACCTTGTGGGACGTTGAAGACGTTTCTGTTCAGGGCCCCCGCCTCATTCTCCGGTTGGGAGGTGTCTACAATGGCCGACGAGCCAACAATGACGAAGGGGCGAGCTAAGAAGCACGCTTTCTTCAAGTCGTTGACTCCGAACGTCTACTTTCAGGCGCCTTCCAACACGGTGATGTCATATCCGTGCATTCGGTACGACATCGACGATGAGGCGAGAGAGTTCGCTGACAACACGCCTTACCGTCAGGAATGGCGGTATCAGGTGATAGTGATCGACTCGGATCCAGATTCGCCGATTCGAGACGCTATCGCAGCTCTGCCAATGTGCCGCCTTTCGAGGAAGTACATAGCAGACGACCTCCACCACTTCGTGTTCAACCTCTTCTGAGAAAGGAAATCACATGCCGAAGCTTCTTTGGCACGCCCCCGGCAAGCGGACTTTCGAGACCGGTGTCGACCGTGGCGTCCTGTACATCCCGGATGCAACCGGGGTCTACGCGTCGGGTGTTCCGTGGAACGGTCTCACGACCGTCACGGAGAGCCCTTCGGGAGCCGAATCCAACAAGCAGTACGCCGACAACCAGGTGTACCTCAACCTCGTCAGCGCGGAGGAGTTCAACGCCACGCTCGAGGCCCTGACCTACCCGGACGAGTTCGAGCAGTTCGACGGTTCGGCGGAGCTGGAGCCTGGCCTGCACATCGGCCAGCAGTCCCGCAAGCCGTTCGGTCTCTCGTACCGTTCGCTGCTCGGCAACGAGCTCGAGGGTCAGGACTACGCCTACAAGCTCCACCTCGTGTACGGTGCCCTGGCGGCCCCGTCCGAGCGGGCTCGCACCACGGTGAACGAGAACCCCGAGGCCATGGGTCTCAGCTGGGAGCTCTCGACCACCCCCGTGGGTGTCGGCGTCATCGCCGGCAAGGAGTACAAGCCGACCGCGCATCTGACGGTCAACTCCGCCACCGCCGACGCAGGCGCTCTGGCCGAGCTCGAGGGCATCCTGTACGGAACGAACGCCGACGCCGGGGCCACCCCGCCCGTCGAGGACGCTCCGGCCCGGCTGCCGCTTCCGTCGGAGGTCTACGAGATCTTCTCGGCGGTCGTCTGATCTACATCTGAAAGGGGGCCAGAGAGTGCTCATCATCACTGTACAGGGAGAGGAATACTGGGACGTCGAGTCCGAGAAGTTCGTCCATCCCGAAGCTTTCGAGCTGCAGCTCGAGCACTCTCTGGTCTCCCTTTCAAAATGGGAGTCAGAATTCAAGAAACCGTTCCTCGGACCGGCAGACAAGACCTCGGAAGAGGCTCTTGCCTACATCCACGCCATGATTCTCACCCCCGATATTTCCAAGGAGGTCCTGAATCTCCTGTCGGAAGAGAATGTCGACGAGATTCGAGAGTACATGGCTACCGATCAAACCGCCACGTGGTTCTCTGAGGAGCGACCCGAGGCGAAGTCAGGAGAGCTCATCACCAATGAGCTGATCTACTTCTGGCTGGCGCACTTCAACATCCCGTTCCACCCCGCCGAAACCTGGCATCTCAGCCGACTCTTCACGCTTATTCGAGTGGCCAACGCCAAGAACTCGAAGCCCAAGAAGATGAGCCAGGCGGAGATCTACGAGCGCAACAAGCGTCTCAACGCCCAGCGCCGAAAGGAACTCGGCCACAACGGATAGAAAGGAGGACGTTTCAGTGAGCAGACTTGAGTGGAATCTCCCGGGACAGCGACTCTTCGAGACCGGTGTCAGCCACGGCGTCCTCTTCCCTCGCACGGGACCCGGCGTCGCATGGAACGGCCTCATCTCCGTGAACGAAGCCGTATCTGGAGGAGACGTCGAGTCCCTCTACTTCGACGGTGTCAAGTACCTCGACATTGTCGCCAACGAAGACTTTCAGGCAACCATCGAGGCATATTCTGCCCCGAAGGAGTTCGCCGCAAGCGATGGCAGTAAGGCCCTTTCTCCGGGTCTGTATGCCACACAGCAGCCCCGCAAGCCATTCAGCTTCTCCTATCGGACTCTGATCGGGAACGATCTCAAGGATGTTGACTTCGGTTACAAGCTGCACATCGTCTACAACTGCATGGCCTCGCCGGCAGCCCGGACGAACCAGAGCCTTGGCGGAGGAACTCCGTCTCCCGGGACTAGATCCTGGACGGTCAATGCTGTTCCACCGGAGGCCACCACATTCAAGCCAACCGCGCACTTTGTCATTGACTCGACGATCGTCAACCCCTACATGTTGGCAGATCTTGAGTCATATTTGTACGGAAGAGAGGGGTTTGAGCCCGCTCTTCCCACGCAGGATGAAGTGATCGCGTTCCTGGCAAACGTCATCGAAGAGCCTCTGGGCGACTTCATCTAGAAGGAGATATTTCATGACTTTGGTTCCTGTCTCCTCTGGAGACCCGCACGTCGCAGCCCACAACGAGGAGCGCGACGCCATCAACGAGCTCCAGACAGACGTTGCCGGAAAGATCGATCTCCCGACGGTCCCGCAGGTTGGCGATATTCTTCGCTACAACGGGACCAAGTGGGTCTCATCCGCCAGCCGCCTCTTCGAGGGAACCGGTCAGCCGGAAGGCACCGTCGCTGCTCCTGTCGGATCAACCTACGTTCAGCTGGATGGCGCTACGGGTGCTGTTCGCTGGCTCAAGGTCGCCGGCGTGGACGAGAACGACAACACCGGCTGGATGCTGGAGCACGCCGACACTAAGTGGCGGAACGTCCTCGCGCAGGTCAACCTGAACGCGGGAGCACAGAAGTTCACTGCGCATCTGCGACGTCTCAACAACCTGGTGGAGGTATATTTCGACCTCGAAACCCCGACGGCATCTGGTTCCTGGGACTTCTACACGCTTCCCGTCGGCTTCCGCCCGCACATGAGTCGGTACGGTCTCTTGACCGACAACAAGGAGAATGCGTCGACTTCGACGTATATTTCCTCGGCTGGTCTCTGTCGGCTGACTGTGATCAAGGGAAGCTGGCGAGACCGGTGGAATGGGATCTGGCACACGGATGACCCGTGGCCGGCATCTCTTCCGGGAACGGCTGTCTGATGACTAGGCTGGACTGGGCTGGCGCCCCCCGCGGTTATGAGATCGGTGTGAGCAATGCCGTTCTATATTCCGATGGCGTGGGCGCCGCCTGGAACGGCCTGTTGGAGGTTTCGGAGGGGGCCTCTGGCACACAGACTCTGGATCACTTCTACGACGGCCGCCGACTCACCATTCTGCAAGAGATCGGCGACTTCGAAGCAGCTCTTCAGGTGTTCACATATCCTGACGAGCTCGAGGACCCAGGGATCCAGAGATTCGGACTCTCCTACAGGACCCAGCACAACGCCGGAGACAAGATCCACATCGTCTACAACGCGCTCGTGAAGAAGCCAGATCGTCAACTATCCACGGTCGCAGCAAATGTTAGCCCCTCTATATTTTCGTGGAATCTTCAAGCCTCCGCGATCAACATTCCAGGGGCAAGACCGTCCTCGCACCTGATCGTCGACACGGCTGACTCGAGCCCAGAGCTCGTCGCCATTGTCGAGGGATGGCTGTACGGCACAGTCTCCACAGAGCCGCGCCTTCCCGATCCTGAGGAGTTCGTCGATATTTTCGAGGCGGCAACAACTCTTCGGATTCGAAACAACGGCGACGGAACTTGGACGGCAACAGGTCCAGATGACGTTGTTGTTGATAACGGTGACGGAAGCTTCACCATCCACGCCCCGACTCTCCATTTTCTGGATGAGGGCCTGTTCGTAGTCGACTCGTTCTGAGAAAGGAGAACCCATGGCCACCGCAACCAGCTTGACGCAGGAGACGATCATCGAGCTGATGGCTGGGTGGGAAAGCGTCGCAGTAAGCCAAGAAGGCATCAACGCTGAGATCAGCGATATTCGTCTCAACTTGGCGACCAATGACGCTCGGGTGACTGAGTTCAACGACATCATCCTCCCTCAGCTTCGCGAAGATCTGGCCGCGGGCTCTCTCCGAATCGACGAGCTCAATGACACGGTCATCCCGGATCACCAGCTGCTTTTGGATGCTCACACACAGGACCTGACGAACCTCAACACGGTGAGCATCCCTGGGCTTCAGTCTCAGATCGACTCGAACTGGGGTTGGATCGATGAGCTCAACACAACCACGCTTCCGGATCTTCAGACTCGACTTTCGACGCTTGAGGCAAGTGGTGGTGGCTTCGACCCCACGGCCCTTCAGGCTGAGATCGATGCTCTCGAGGCTCGGTTCCCCATCACGGGGCCCGATATTTCGGCAGATGCGGTCACGGCGAACCACATCGCCTCGGAGACGATCACGGCGGCTGAGATCGCCGCGGGAACCATCACGGCCCTGCAGATCGCGGCTGACACCATCACTGCGAACGAGATCGCTGCCGGTACGATTACGGCTGACGAGATCGCTGCAGCGACGATCACCTCTGCCGAGATATTTGCGGGCGGCATCACTTCCGACAGCCTGGCTGTTGGCGCCGTTACGGCTACGGCTCTGGCTGCTGGGTCGGTTACCGCAGAGAGCCTCTCGACCGAGGCTGTGACCTCGACTCACCTTTCGGGTAAGTTCATCGAAGGTGTCACGCTCGACATCGAGGATTCCATATTTGCAGAACCAGGGTTCCTCGACATCAAGGCCAACTTGATGGAGGCCGAGTCGGCGATCTTCCACAACAACGTCACTCGACGAGGTACGAACAACTACATCGAGGGTCGCGAGACGGCTTCCTCTGGTGTGACGGACCCGGGAACTCCGCCGACGGTTGTCAACCACTGGCCTGAGGTCCAACTGAGTTCGCCATATTGGGGTAGCGAGTACCCTGTGAGCGGTTCGGTCGGAATGACCTACGGCAACAACGGTGAGTACGTTTCGGTGACTGGCGGTGGATCTCTCATCGCATTCAACCCCACCACGGGTGTTGGTCGTCTGATTTATGACGCGGGGTATTTGAGTTCGGCATATGGTATTACCCGAATCGGGGATTGGTACTATGTGCTGGTTTCTTCCTTCATGGGCGACAAGTACACGGTCGTTCGATACAGCGCTCTCACGGCCAACGAGGGGACTCTCGACGGAACTTACTCGATGAACGTGGTGAACTTGTACAACACCACCGCAAATCCGCAGTCCATTGCTCTAGGTCGAGAAGCAGCCGACGACAGTAACCCGAATGGTGTTCTATGGGTTGTTCGGATCGACTCGACCACGGGTAACTACCACTATCGGACGATCGACCCGGTAACGAAGACGAGCATCAAGCCTTGGACGGAGATCACGAGTGGCCCGAATCCTGGCTTCTCTCGAAACATCGCGGGAGTCGAGATCGGTGGTCTCTTGGAGACGACCCTGACCATCTGGCCGGACAACGGAAACTCGATTGTGTACCACGACACGTTCATGGGGTCTAGTGAGCTTCTTCACGACAGCTCCATGAGTGGTCGCGTCCGACCTTACGGGAAGACGATCTCGGCCGCAGTCGGGAACTACTCTCTGGACACAGACGGGAAGCTCTACACCCATGGCTGGGAGTGGGATGATGAGGGGGCGGGCGAGTTCAAGTACACCTGGTACGACTCGGACACGGGTGGTGCTGGTGTGGCGGAGTCTCTTCCGAGCCCGCCGAGAACATTCACGCCCAGCAAGGGGGCTATGGTCCTCTTCAAGACACCTCTTCCGCCAGATGATGGATCTGTCGACGCGCCAAACACGGTGCGGGCCTACTACAAGAACAAGCAGAGCACTCGTTCGGTGTTCCCTTATGTCGCCGAGTTTCAGGCAGACGAATTGGCCGCCGGTCGAGTCATGCAGGTGCCGCCAACGGGTGCGGCTGCTCCGGTCACATCGGGGTTTGCGAGCCGAATCACCCTTCTTCCAGGTGGCTACAAGTCCAACAACGGAGACGTAACGGGCCCCTTCTGGTGGCTCTATGGCGATGGAGACTGGCGTCTGGGAGACATGAAGCGGTCTGGAGCTCTTGGGCGTTTCACATTCCCGTCAGCCACAGCAGCCCCTTCGGGAGTCTACACAGGGCTGGTTACGTTCGTCCGAACGGGCCAGCTCGTGACTGCCACTGGGTACATCGACCGAGCAAGCGGATCGAACTCGTCTATGCATGATTCCGGGCTGCGAATCCCGGTCGGGTTCCGCCCAGCATCGAACGTCACCGCGTCGGCTCGTACAGCCTGGAACTCAACAGCAACTTACCGGTACAGGTTCAACGCTGACGGGATTGTCGAGGTCCAGCAAAGTGCCGCAATCACCGTCTTCCAAGCGTTTAGCGAGTCCTGGGTCACGGCAGACGCCTAAGAAAGGAGCGACATGCCCAACCTTCCAACCATCAGCATCAACGATCAGGCCAAGTTCGATCGCGTTGTGGCAGCTTTCGGCACCGCCGAGAACTACCGAACCTGGTTGCGCAACCAGATCATCGCGGAGGTTGGGCGTGTCGAGTCCAAGATCATTCTGGACCAGCGAGACGCCGAAGCCGAAGCCAAGATTCGAGAGGTCTCAGCGGCCCTCAACACAATGTGAAAGAAAGGTTCAAAATGGGAGCAGTTTCGCAAGAAAAGTTCAAGGTCGACCATCTCCGCAAGAGAATCGCCCAAGTCACGGTCGAGTACGAAGACCGTCTGGCCGACGAAGCAGTCAAAGTCCAGGTCCTTCTCCAGCAGAGGGATGAGGCGCGTGAGCACGCTCGCGTCCTTGCGGATCGCGTCGCCGAACTCGAGGCTCAGTATGAGCCAACAGAGGAGTCTGACTCCCAGGATGAACCCAACCCCGAGTAGCCTCTGAAAGGAGGAGCCATGAGCATGGGCCTCTCATCGAGTGGTTCCTTCGATCAGACAGAGGCCTTCCTTCGGAAGATGGCCGCTGGACCAAGCATATTTGACCAGCTGAGCCGATTCGGGGAGATGGGTGTAGCAGCACTTGCATCAGCAACGCCGGTGGATAGCGGTGAGACGGCCAACTCGTGGTACTGCGAGGTTGTCCAAGACGGGACGTCCTGGAGCATCATCTGGGGCAATAGTCACGTTGAGGACGGTCGTCCCATCGCTGTCCTGCTGCAGTACGGGCATGGGACCCGGAACGGCGGATGGGTAGAGGGCCTGGATTACATCAATCCAGCTCTCGCCCCCATATTTGACATGATGGCTAGCGAGGGTTGGAAGGTGGTGACCACGGCATGAGCAGTGTTGACAGCAGAATCGTCACAATGAAGTTCGACAACGCGCAGTTCCAGCAAGGGGCGGCAACGACCCTTAGCACCTTGGACCGACTGAAGCAGAGCATGAACTTCGGCACTGCAAGCTCCGCGGCAACCAAGGGTCTGGGCGCAATCCAGACTGTCCTTGGCAAGTTCGGCATCAAGAACCCCTTCGCTTCGACAACCCAGGGTCTGTCCGAGGTTCAGAAGGGCGCACAGCAGCTCGCAGGCCCCGGCGGAGTTGGGGCCATTGAAGGTGGTATTACCCATATTTCTGGGAAGTTCGTGGCCATGTCCACGATCGCCATCACAGCACTCTCGAACATCACGACCAAGGCCATGCAGGCCGGAACTCAACTGGTCAAGTCCCTGACAACAGACCCCCTCACGGGCGGCCTGCAGGAGTACGAGACCAACCTCAACTCGATCCAGACGATTCTGGCGAACACCAAGGTGTCCGGAGCCGGACTGGATGACGTCAACAAGGCGTTGGACGAGCTGAACCATTACTCGGACAAGACGATCTACAACTTCTCCGAGATGGCCAGGAACATCGGTACCTTCACGGCCGCCGGTGTGGATCTGGACACGGCTACGTCCTCCATCAAGGGTATCGCCAACCTGGCGGCCCTGTCCGGCTCGAACTCTCAGCAGGCTTCGACCGCTATGTACCAGCTCTCTCAGGAGATCGCAGCCGGTCGCGTCAGCCTGATGGGATGGAACTCAGTGGTCAACGCTGGTATGGGTGGTTCCACCTTCCAGCGAGCATTGGTCCAGACGGCCCAGAACATGGGTACCCTTGAGGGTCACACCGTCAAGTTCACGGGCAAGATGAAGAACGCCACCATCGATGGTCAGTCCTTCCGTGACTCGATCATGGCCAAGCCTGGCGAGGTTTCCTGGCTGTCCAAGGAGGTTCTGACCGGAACGCTGGAGCAGTTCACCGGCGACATGTCAGACGCCGAGCTGGCGGCTCAGGGCTTCAGCAAGGCCCAGATCAAGGCCATTCAGGATCAGGCCAAGACGGCTGTTGACGCAGCCACCAAGGTCAAGACCTTGAGCGGTGTGCTTGACACGGCCAAGGAGGTCGCGGGATCGGGCTGGGCCAAGACCTGGCAGATCATTTTCGGTGACTTCAAGGAGGCTCGCACCCTCTTCACTGGCGTCAGCAACAGCGTGAACGACTTCATTGGCGGGATCGCCGACGCTCGCAACGAGCTGCTTGGCGGGTGGAAGGATGCCGGCGGCCGAACCATGCTCATCCGTAACTTGGGTGAGGTCTTCCAGAGTCTTGGAGAGATATTTGGAACGGTGGCTGACGCATGGCGGGATGTGTTCCCCGCCGCATCGGTCAACACCCTGATGAACCTCACGGGCGCCGTCGGACGGTTCGCTGCTGCGATCCGTCCCAGTGCCGAAACGTCGGAAAACCTCCGGCGGACATTTGCTGGGCTCTTTGCGATTCTGCACATCGGCTGGACGATCATCAAGCAGGTCGTTGGCACCATATTTGAGCTGGTCGGGGTTCTCGGCGAAGGCTCAGGCGGACTCCTCGAGTTCACTGGCGGCATCGGCGACTTCCTAGTCGCCCTCGACAAGGCTATATCCTCGGGCGAAGGCTTGGGGCAGGTGTTCGACATGCTGAGCACCGTCCTTCAGATTCCGATTCGTCTGCTTCAGGCAATCGGCGGTCTGCTGGGCGGCATATTTGCCGGCTTCGACTCGTCTGCGGGCGAGGACGCTGCGGGGACGCTCACAAAGGTCGGCGACGCCATGTCTCCCCTGGAGGCTCTGGCCGAGCGGCTCAATCAGGTGTTCGGCGGTCTTGGCGATATTCTCTCCAGTCTTGGTGAGAGGATCGGCGAGGCTCTTTCGGGCATCGGTGGCGCAGTCGCTGAGGCCATGAGTGGTCAGGGATTCGATCAAGCTCTGGATCTGGTCAACACGGGTTTGCTGGGCGGCATCGCCCTCCTTCTCCGCAACTTCATGAAGAACGGGCTCAGCCTGAATCTCGGAGTTGGCGGCAGCGAGGGCATGTTCAGCTCCATCACGGAGGGCTTCAAGAGCCTGACCGGGACGATGGAGGCCATGCAGACGCAGATCAAGGCGGACGCTCTGATGAAGATCGCGATCGCGATCGGAATCCTCACGGCCTCGGTCGTGGCGTTGTCGCTCATCGATTCAGGCGCGCTCACCAAGGCACTCACGGCTATGGCGGTCGGGTTCGGTCTTCTGATCGGCTCGATGACTGCCATCGAGAAGCTCACTGGATTCTTCGGTGGAGCCAAGTTCGCCATCATCTCCGGGGGCTTCATCGCCCTCGCCACTTCCATCCTTATTCTGTCGGGTGCCGTCAAGGTTCTCTCGACGATGTCGTGGGAGGAGTTGGCCAAGGGTCTGGGTGGTGTCGCGGCTCTGCTTGTCATGATCTCGGCTGCTTCGGTTCCGCTGTCGGCGAATGCTGGAGGCATGATCCGTGCTGGTGTGGGTATCACTGCTCTGTCTGTGGGTATCGCAATCCTGGCTGGTGCGGTGAAGATCTTCGCCACCATGTCTTGGGAGGAGCTGCTCAAGGGTCTCGCTGGTTTGGCGGGCGTTCTGGTCGCAATCGCGGCCGGCGTCAACCTGATTCCGGCTAGCATATTCATCATCGGTCCTGGTCTGATCGCCTTTGCGGCGGGTGTAGCCATCCTCGCAGGGGCCATGAAGATCATGGGCTCAATGTCATGGGAAGAGATCGCCAAGGGCCTAGTCGCAATGGCCGGCGGGCTCGTCATCATCGCTGCAGCGGTTGCTCTTATTCCGGCCTCGATCGTTCTGATCGGTCCGGGGTTGCTTGTTGTAGCCGCCGCAATCACTGTGATGGCTGGTGCGCTGCTCGTCATGGGCGGCATGTCGTGGGAAGAGATCGGGAAGAGCATGGTCGTTCTGGCAGGCTCACTCCTTATTCTCGCGGGCGGTCTGACACTGATGGTCGCAGCGCTTCCCGGCGCGGCGGCTCTGGTCGTAGCAGCGGCAGCACTTGCTGTCCTGACCCCCGTTCTCGCGGCTCTGGGCGCTATGTCTTGGGGAGCAATCCTCACAGGTCTCGGCGCCCTCGCAGGGATATTTGCCGTGCTGGGTGTGGCGTCGCTTCTGTTGGCGCCCGTCATCCCGGCCATGCTTGGTCTGAGTGCCGCGGTTCTCCTTGTGGGAGCCGGTCTTGCACTCGCAGGTGCCGGCATATTCTTGTTCGCATCGGCAATCGCGGTTCTGGCTGCGGCATGGACGGCCGGTAGTGTCGTCATCCTTGGCGCTATATCTGCCCTTCTGGGCAAGCTTCCCGAGGTTGGTCGTGCTCTTGCACGAATGATGATCTCGTTCGCCAACGCAATCGCCAAGAACGCACCCAAGTTCGCCAACGCAATGGTCAGGGTTCTCGAGACTCTCATCGACGCGGTTATTCGGATAACACCGAAGATCGCCAAGATGCTCGAGGTTCTGATCGACACCGGGATTCGAGTTCTGACGCACGCAGTTCCGCAGTTCGCCACAGCCGGTATGAGGATTCTGATCGGGATCCTAGACGGTATTGCCAAGAACATGGCGAAGGTTGTCCAAAAGGCGACCGATATTGTGGTGAACTTCCTCCGAGCAATCGGTAGGCAGTCGGGACGCGTCGCTGATGCCGGATTCCGGATGATCATCGATTTCCTCAATGGTTTGACTCGTGCCATTAACAACAACTCTGGCGACCTTCGGGAAGCTGGCGGGGATTTGGCGATGGCTATTGTCAACGGCATGACGGGTGGTCTTCTGAACGAGGGCCTGGCCGCGGTTCGCAGCGCAGTCAACGCACTGTCTGGCGCAATCCCCGGATGGGTGAAGGACAAGCTGGGAATCAACTCCCCGGCTAAGGTCATGATCCCGTTGGGTGAAGGTGTCGGAGAGGGTATGGCTGTGGGTGTGGACAACAGCGCGCACCTTGTCGAGAGGTCGACCGATCAGATGGGACGGCGAGCAGTCATCACAATGGGTAAGGCGATGCGCGGCATATCTGACGCCCTGGCACTGGACCCGAACATGAATCCGACGGTAACGCCGGTTCTGGATCTGTCCGAGCTCACCCGCGAAGCAAACAAGATGAGCGGGATCCTGGAGACAGCACCCATCAATGCGGGTGCGACTTACGCTCTTGCCTCCGATATTTCAGCTGAAACCCAGGCCTCGCAAGAGGCTGCTTGGGAGCTGGCGATGTTGGCACGAGAGCCCAAGGAGATCAAGTTCGAGCAGAACAACCATTCACCCAAGGCGATTGACTCTGTCACGCAGTATCGGCAGACGAAGTCGCTTCTCTCACTTGCGAAGGAGGCGCTGGACGCATGAAATTCAACAAGATCAGGCTCCTCGGAGTCACCAACGTCGACCTTCCGATCGTGGGAGCCGATCCGTCGGGACCATATGTGCTGAAGAGCGCAGACGGTCTCGGCCCAACCGAACGCGACGTCTTCCGGGCGCGCACTACTCAAGAGGGTGGTGTGCGCCAGGGGACGCGTGCTCACGACCGTTCTGCGGTCATGCTCGTCGGGCTGCAGCCCGACTGGGACACTGGTCAGACGGCGGACGAGTTGAGGGATGAGCTTTACGGCCTCCTCACCCCGCCCTACGGCCTCCCGGTCGGGCTGCAGCTCATGTTGGGGACCACAGTTCAGGCTGTCGCGCAGGGCGATATTTCCCGGATGGAGACTGCGATCTTCACCGCGGACCCTGCTGTTCAGATCACACTGGACTGTGATTACCCATATTTCCTCGCGCCGGCAATCCACTACCAGTTCCCCACCAAGACCCTGGTGAGTGGTAAGACGGCCATCGATGTCGAGAATGATGGCTCGGCTCCGGCGGGCTTCTGGATGAAGCTCGTCCTTCAGGCCACAGTCGCCGGCTCTCTCAAGCTCTCGGACAACTCCCCGGTCGGTCAGACCATGGAGATCGGAGGTCCATGGGAGGCTGGCGATATTTTCGAGATCGACACACGTGCCGGGCAGAGGGGTATCTGGCGGATCGCATCCGGTCAGACTGCTCGAGTTAGCAAGTTGAATGACTTGACGCCGAACTCGCCCTGGCTCCAACTTCACAAGGGTCCCAACCGGCTCTTGCTCAACCGTACGGCATTCGACTGGGAGGATGAGGGCTTCGGCCACACTCCCGCATATTCGGGGGTGTGACATGGCCGTTGTTCGTTTGGGGGAGCGCTACACCACGCAGTACGTCCCCGACGAGCTCATCGAGGGATATTCATCCTGCATCTGGACGGAGCGCTGCCGCACCCCCGGTCAGTTCGAGATCAAGACGCCTCACATCGACAAGATGAAGGCGCTGCTGCCTGAGGACACGCTTATTTCTCACCTCGATACCGAGGAAGTGATGATGGTGGAGAATCATGCCATCGCTGTCAACGAGGAAGGTGTTCCGGAGCTGGTCATCACTGGCCAGGACCTCAAGACCATGCTGGACCATCGCTACGTCGAGTCCCGGTACCAGAAGAAACGGAAGATGCGACGCAACTACACCGCTTCAGCGGGCCTTGGCGTGCTGCTCTACCAAGCCTTCGACAACGGATCGGGCAAGGACGTCACTCGAGGAGACCCAAATCCTTGGGATGAGAATGACACCTCGGACACGGACTACAGCTGGAACACTCTGGACAAGATCCCGAACATCTCGATCACCGACAGCGTGACCGACGATGGTTCTGCTGTGGCCAAGCGCTGGTGGCTGGAGGAAGGGCTTCTAGGCCCGCAGTTCCTTATTCTCATGAACAAGCACAAGGTCTGGCTTCGGACGATTCGTCCGTCTTCGGGATCGAGCGCGAAGGTCATGACGGTCAAGGCCACACCGCTTGCTGATCGTGGCGAGGTCGTGCGGACGCAGACCAGTGGGATCACCTCCCTTCGGTTCGACCTCTACAAGGGAATGAACCGCAGCCACAGTCAGAGCACGAATCCGAAGGTGGCATTCAGCGTCCTTCAGGGAGACCTGGGGCAGCCGCAGTACCTGTGGTCCCGCAAGGACTACAAGACCATTGTCGAGATCATATCCTCAATCGGGATCAATGATCAGGCTCGAGCCGGGGAGGCAGACTTCTCGGGTTGGAAGAGGCGGGTGGATCAGCTCGATGCTGGAGCTCCCGATATTCCGGATGAGCCGCAGCGTCCCAAGGACCCGCGAAAGAACGCCACCCAGGCTGAGCGTCAGGCGTTCCAGGATGACCTGGACAAGTGGCGCGACAGGCACGACAAGTGGGTGAACCGGAAGAACAGCATCATCGCGGAGTTCAAAGAGGACACTAGGGACGATGCCGACAACCTTCTGGACATGAAGCGACGCGTAGTCATGCTCTCGGGCGACGTTTCTACCCACACACCATTCCAATTCAAGACCCACTACGACCTCGGTGACCGAGTTTCTATCCACGGAGACTACGGCATGGAGGAAGAGATGATCGTCGAAGAGTACGTCCGAACGGAGGACTCTGAGAATGGTGATCGTGGGTACCCCGGGCTGGTTGCGCCCTAGAAAGGAGGCCTAAACATGATTGAAGGAATCCCCATCGTTGGCCTCACCGCACCTACGCTTCTCGGGATTGCCATTCTCATGATCTTGCTGGGTAAGTTGCACACGAACCCGGCATATATGGAGAAGGCCCAGGAGGCCAAAGACTGGAAGGCCGCCTACGAGAAAGAAAGAGACGCTCGTGAGCTATCTGACCAACAGACAGTCGAGCTTCTCGAAGTGTCAAAGACCAACCATTCCGTCACGGTTGCGATGTTTGAACTCATCCGCCGTGGACGGGAGCCGGGAGGCCCCGATGATCTTCCACCGGAGTAAGAAAGCTGACCCCGCAGCGAAGAGAGCGTTGGAGCAAGCGGACGAACATTTGAAGCAAGTACAGAGTAGGAGCGAGGAGGTACACCACATCGCTGAGGCTTCCAGGGAGTTTCGGCGTCGGAATCACTTCGCTGAGGATCTATATCCGATTCTGTACGGGCGCAAGCTACGAAAGGACACAAAGTGATGTCACTCGACGTCGAAGTTCTGGAGTTGTGGGTTCTCGGGTGCGTTGTTCTCGCATCGTTCTTCACAACGCTCTTCCCTGCTATGTACCTATTTTCTGCCTGGACCTCGACCCCTCTGGGTCGGATCCTCATGCTTCAGGGCATTGCCTTTGCTCTGGCAATCGACCTGACTCTGACGTTTGCGTTCTGGCGACCGGACAACATCCACGTTGTTCTGTTCGTGAATGCATTCGTATTCACATTCATCGCCGCATCTACAGGCGCCCTGTGCGTCATGCTCTGGCGGGCTAACTATTCCAAGAAGGCCCGCCGAAAGTACAAGAACGGCGAGACCAACCAAGATGAGAAGGAGAAAGTGTGAACGACCAGGATTACACCCCCGAGAACCCGGGGGAACCCGAAGAGGGTAACGAGCCCGTCGTGGGTGACGCGCCTCCGAAGGCGCCGACTCTCTTCAGCAACCGGGCCTACGATCTGCTCAAGCAGCTCGTTCAGGTCGTGCTTCCGGGCGTGGGAGCTCTATATTTCACGCTCGCCAGCATCTGGGGTTTCCCCGCAGCCGAGCAGGTGGTCGGAACCATCGCGGCTGTCACGGTGTTCTTGGGTCTCCTGCTGGGACTCAGCACCAAGCAGTACAACAACAGCGACGCAGCGTTCGACGGTTCGGTCAACCTGGCACCGGACTACGAGAACGAAGTCACCAACGTGGGCGTGTCCATCGCGCCGGCCGCGTTGGAGTCTGGTCAGAAGACGGTTCGGCTCCGCGTGCGTCATCAGTGACGCATATTCGTAGACTCGCGAGGCAAACACGCCTCATAGTGAGACCACTACGAAAGGAACCAGCATGAAGAACTTCAACCAGGACGACCCAGACCTGACTGAGGCGATTGCCGATGCCTTTCGGAACTTGAAAGGCTTCGATGCTCATGACGAGGAGTACCAGAAGACGATCGAGCAGTTGACGGCTCTGCACGCAATGAAGAAGAAGCGTGTGGATCCGAATACTGCCCTGACCGTCGCTGGCAACCTCGCCATCGGCCTCGCTGTCGTCAAGTACGAAAGGACGGCAGTCGTCACATCAAAGGTTTGGTCCTTCCTCACGAAGAAGTGAACCACCTGACCTGACACAGAACCTCGAGATGAGAGGGCTTGTAGCTAACACCTACAGGCCCTCTCATTTTCACTGCCCCCTCTAAATTTTCCAAAGTTAATACCATAAGTATGTCGCGAGGAATACATGGCCTTTAATGAGACCCCGACTATCAAGGAGAAACCCATGAACATCAAGCGCGAGCTGATTGCCCTTGCCGTCCGAGTCCTCGCAGACAACACGAACCTTGTTCGCAAGCCCGAGCCCTTCGAAGAGCTTATCACCAACCTGTTTGGTGGAGAGACCTACGACCAGCGCACGGCTCGCGTCATTGACGAAGAGTCCGCGAAGGCACTCGAGGCTGCCAAGCGCTTCAACACGAACCGGAAGTTCAAGAAGATCACCAAGAACGTCTGATCCGAACCAAGAGCCCCTAACACGGGCTCACGGTTTTCGCGGGTGATACATGCCCCATAATGAGACCCCTACAAAAGGAGACATCATGTTGAGAACTTCTACCTGGACCCGTTCAATCGGACGAGGAGACGTGCTTCACGCCGAAACCCTGATGCAGGACTTCGAAAAGGAAGAGACCCTGGCTCCCATCCCCGCAAGGGGACTGCAGCCGCCGTCGCTTCCCGAGAGGCCCTATATTCACGGAGCAAGCAAGAAGGCCGCCGACCTCCTCCGAGAGACCTGGAACCGGCAGAACCCGCACAACCCGATGCCCTGAGCACCAGTTTCAAGACCAAGAGTCCTACACGGACTTTTGGTTTTCGCGAAGAATACACGGCCTTTAATGAGACCCTACGAAAGGAAACGCCCATGTTCAAGAACCGTGAACTTCGCGTCCAGGTTGCCAAGACCGCACCTCAGGACTCCACCCAGCCCCAGCGCGACCGCACTGGCGAAATCCTACTGATCCACGCGATCGTCAAGGAAGACGTCAAGAAGCTCGCAATGATCGCTGGCGCTGGATACGCCATGAAGCGCGCCTTCGACCTCGGAAGCGAGATCGCTGTCATTGCCGCAAAGGCCAACATCAAGTAGATCCCAAACCAAGACCACGACTAATACTCGTGGTCACGGTTTTCGCGAATGGAACATTCCTCCTAATGAGACCCCAATCCAACTACCAAGGAGCAGCAATGTTCGTCATTACCCTCAGCAACATGTTTGCAACGACCACCGGCCTTGCTGGCCCCGCAAGCACATGGCTTAGGTGGGACACGCTCGAAGACGCCCGCAAGGCCGCCGTCGAGCTCAATGCCCACTATGGCCTACACGCGTATATCCACCCGGCCGATCGTACAGACATCACTCTGGAGATGATCGACACCCATTCCTTCGGCTACGCCGATTGACCCCCAACCAAGACCACGACTAATACTCGTGGTCACGGTTTTCGCTTTGTAAGGACGTGTCATGGAACATCGCTTTCAGCACGCTTCAGCCACAGCACGCCTGGCCATATTCCCCGATGGCACGGCGCTTCTGTCCAGTCTTCGCTCACAGGCCCGCTGGAGAGGACACGCTAGCGGCCTGATGCGCGACATCACAAGCTACGCCGATGAGCATGGGCTCACCATATTTCTGACCGTGCAGGCGTACGGTCACCCGACCAATGGGCTCAACAACCGTGAGCTCGAGAAGTTCTACGAGAGGTTCGGCTTCGTCAGGGACGCCCGATTCCCTAAGCCACCTTTCCGCATGATCCGATATTTGAAGGAGGGGTAATGCCCGAAGTGAAGCACTACGTCGTCACTCAGACCCGGAAGGTTCGAGTCACGGCGAACAGCGCTGCCGACGCAGCAGAGATCGCCTCATCCGCCTTCGGCGGGAAGGACGGTGAGGGGTCTGTTGCCTACGGTCGTGGGCCTCACGGCATCTGGGGCAACACCACCGGCCGAATCGAGGAGACTCGCCTGGAGGTCGACAGGGAGAAGTAGCTCGCAAGAAAAACATGCCCCCTAATGAGAGGAACGTCATCATCGACGATTGCTTCCCCCACAATTGCGTGGGAGACGCATCCTCTCACTTTTATGCCCACCATCTATATTTCAGCAAGGAGAACATCATGGTCAGGGCCATCGTCATCATCGCACTGTTCTTTCTCGCAGTGCACTGGCTTACCGGAGGCCAGCAAGAGATCATCGACCGGACGTACGACCCCAGCAAGAACCCAACAATGAGGAGTAATCCGTGAAGATTCCGCAGTTCGTGTACGTCGTCCGTAAGGTTGCGAACGACAACGCACCCGCGATTCTCACTGGTGTCGGTATCACCGGCACCGTGGCAACCGCATATCTGACTGGCAAGGCCTCGTACCAGGCAGCCGGCATCATCCACGACGCCAAGGTCGAGCGTGTCGAAGGGACCATTCCGGTCCTGGTGCCGGTCGAGCTGACGACGAAGGAGAAGGTCGAGCTGACCTGGAAGCTCTATATTCCCGCCGCTGGAGCAGGCGTTGGGACCATCGGAGCGATCTACTTCGCCAACCGGATCAGCTCGAAGAGGCTCGCCGCCATGGCCGCCGCCTACACCATCTCGGAGAAGGCATATTCCGAGTACAAGGACAAGGTCGTCGAGCTCATGGGCAAGGAGAAGGAGGAGAAGGTCCGTGCCTCCGTCCAGCAGGATCGAGTCAACCGTGACGCCGACAACGGCTTCATCGACGACAACCTGGAAGACGGGCTCGTGCGTTGTAAGGACGCATGGTCCGGGCAGTACTTCCGTAGCACCATGGAGGACATCAAGACCGCCCAGAACGACCTGAACTACCAGATCCTGCACCACGGGTCTGCCTCACTGACCGACCTCTACTGCCAGCTCGGCATCGACAAGACGAAGGAGAGTGACGAGATCGGCTGGAACAGCGACAAGTTGCTCGAGATCGTGTTCGTGACGACCATGGACAACAAGAAGCGGCCGGTGCTCGTGATGGATTTCGCAGTGGACCCCATTCGAAAGTACTGGAAAAGCAACGTCTGAATGGGGTCTCCCATGTGAGATCTCTACTTGAGGGGGATTGGCCTTACGGCTGATCCCCCTTAGGTATTTCCTCGCGAGAAAAACATGTCTCTTAATGAGACCACTACCCGAAAGGAAACCTCATGAACAACGAGAACAACGAGACCCCGGAGACCCCCAACACCGCCGAGGCCACCGCCCGCAAGTTCTTCACCAAGAAGAACGTGATCCGCACCGCCGTTGCTGCCACCGCAGTGACCGCCGTCGTGGTGATCGTCGTCAAGACGAAGAACAGCGAGCTGGCCCAGGAGGCTGTCGAGGCCGCCGAGTCCGTCGCCACCGCTGCCTGAGACCCCATCAGGTCCCCCTCAAGATGAGAGGGCTTGTAGCAATCGCTACAGGCCCTTTCATTTTCTCTCAACAAGGAGACCCCTGCATGACTGAAGAACGAGATGGAAACCTCGGTGAGGTGATCGACCGTCGAGTACAGGTCTACGGTGACCCAACCGTGACATATCCTCGGATCGCACAGATCTGGTCCGGGGTGCTCGGCGTCGAGGTGTCAGCCACCGACGTCTGCCTCTGCATCATCGGGCTGAAGATGGTGCGCGCTCACGAGATGCCGGACTACTCCGACAACTCGGATGATATCGAGGGCTACCTCGATATTTTCCGGACGCTCGTGGGCGATGACATGATCGCTGCTCGTACGGTCGCCGACTTCATCGCACAGAAGTGGCCGGCCGAGCCGGACCCACAGCAGATGTCGATATTCGACGACTTCGACCCGCACCACAACCGCGTCACCATCTGAAAGGAACCACATGCTCAAGAAGACCATCACCTTCGAGGATTACTCGGAGCCGCCTCGGGAGATCAGCCGCGACTTCTACTTCAACTTCACCAAGCTGGAGGTGATCGAGATGCTCGAGGTCGAGGACCTCGAGGGAACGCTCAAGACCCTGCAGGAGACGCAGGACGGCCCCAAGGCCTACGAGATGTTCAAGAAGCTGATCCTCCGTGCCTACGGTGAGAAGACCCCCGAGGGCGGTTTCACCAAGGAAGACGAGAACGGACGCCCGCTCTCCAAGAAGTTCGAGACCCTGCCGGCCTGCTCGGAGCTCATCATCGAGTTCCTGCAGAACCCCCTGCTCGGTGCCGACTTCATCGAGAAGTGCCTCCCGGCCAAGATGGTCGCCGAGGCCAAGGAGGCCCAGAAGAACAACCCCAGCAAGGCCGAGCTCGAGAAGATGGTCGCCGAGGCCGCCGAGCGTCAGGAGAACCCTGAGACCCGCATCGAGCCTGGCACCCCGCCGGCAGAGCTGCGCGTCGTCGAGGAGGACACCAAGACGTTCGACGACTTCTCCAAGGAGGAGCTGCTCGAGATGTCGCAGGAGCAGTTCCAGAGCCTCGTGCCGAGGGACCCGAAGTCGATGACCCAGGCCCAGCTCCTGGTCGCCTTCGAGCGCAAGAACAAGCAGTAACCCATATTCGTGAGAAAGGGCGGCAGGCGAGGGCCCTCCGGGGAAGGTAGGGGTCTCACCCTATTCCGGACGCCTGCAGACGAAACGACCGCCGACAGACAGGGACTGAAAAAGGTGCCCCGGCTCACGAATGCAGTACACCATATTTGAGAACAACAACCAAGGAGGTTCATGCAGATGAACATCGACAAGATTGCCAAGAAGGACGCGTTCAACTGGGCTCGCGCAGAGATGTTCTTCGGTACCGGAGCAGGTACCCGAAGGAAGCTGCTCGAGGCTGAGATCGCACACAAGGTGGAGACCATCTCCGGCTACCACGAGTCGTTCAACAAGTGGTACTCGAAGCAGAACTTCGCCGACCACGCCATCGCTGCCGCCAAGGAGCGGAAGCACATCGACCGCGTGAGCATGCTCAAGCGGAACGGCAGGGGTCTGCTGACGGGGAACCGCCGGCAGCTCACAGGCACGGTCCTCACGGGTGTTCTCGTGTGGGGTGTCCTGGTCGAGACGGGCTACGACAAGCCGATCAAGGCCGAGGTCAAGAAGCGCTACGAGCAGGTCAAGGCGAAGGTCAAGGAGCTCTGATGGCCAGGACCCACGTTCCTCCGGCTCGGCCGATCGACCCGCAGTTCACCCCAGAGCAGATCCTCGAGCAGGTACACAACCTGCTCGTTCGGGTCAACGGAGACAGCGACAAGTCAACGGACGAAGAGAGCGTGACCTACTACCAGGGTGCGATCGATATCCTGGAGGAACTGGAGGCCGTTCTCACCGTGTAACTCGCAAGATTTACACGCCTCATAATGAGACCCCAACTACGAAAAGGAACACAATCATGTCCAAGCTGACCACCGCCAAGATTGTCGTCCGCACCGTCGTCGGTATGAGCACCAGCTTCACCGTCGCCAACGCACTCCGCAACAACGTCCCCACCGAGACCAAGTCCCAGAAGACCCAGGTCGCGATCGGGAGCGTTGCTGTGGGCGCCATGGCTTCGGAGGCTGCTGGGCAGTACACCGACCGGCTGTTCGACGACATCGCCGCTGCGTTCAACTCCGGCAAGAAGACCGCCTGACCCGTACTACCACCTCGAAAGGGAGGGCGCCTAATACGCGCCCTTTCCTTTTTTTCTCTACTACCCAAAGGATGAATTATGGAGAACCAGTTCCCCGGCAACAGCCACCAGGACAAGGAGAAGCCCACCGCGAAGAAGGCTGCGCCGGAGAAGAAGGTCGAGAAGATCGTCACCGGCGAAGTCGTCCAGCGGAAGAAGCCTCTCGGCAAGAAGTTCAAGGAGTTCATCGTTGGCGATGACTCCAAGAGCGTGATTCACTGGATCTGGGGCGATGTGCTCGTTCCAGGTGCGAAGGACGTCGTCTACGACGCTCTCACCGGAGGGCTCGAGAAGAGGATGTTCGGCGAGGCTCGTGGCCGTCGTCGTGGCGGCATCGCGAACAGCGCCGTTCAGCAGATCTTCGGTAACGCGGCCTACAACCCGTACAACCGATATTCTGCGAGCAGCACCTCGCTGAGGCAGGACAACCGAGGCGGTCTTCCCAACCGCCGTGGTCGCGCTCAGATGCGTGACCTGGGTGAGATCCTGTTCACCACTCGCGCCGAGGCCACAGAGGTTCTCGACGCCATGATCGCCATCATCGCGCAGTATCAGTCGGTCACCGTGGCCGATTTCTGGGAGCTCCTTGGCAAGACTGGAGAGCCCACGGACGAGAACTTCGGATGGACCGAGCTGCTCGGTGCCGACGTGATCTCCACCGGAGGTGTCTACCTCCTGGAACTGCCCAACCCGCACAAGCTCGACTGACCCCCAACAACAGCTCTACCAAACAGGAGATATTTCGATGCAGAACCGCACCACCACTCCCGAAAAGCCCACCACCGAGCTGTTCATGGATGCAGTCATGAGGCGGAAGCCGTGCAAGAGGCACCAGGCCGGCCTCGATTTCCCCTGCTGGGAGATCATCCCGATCGAGGGGCTGCCCAAGAAGGGCGTCTGCAACCGCCGTGCGAGGAACGCCGGGTTCAACCACCCGATCGACCCGCGCTCGCTCCGTCTCCACCGGAACAAGACCGACAAGAAGTAGGGAGTCATGGCCACCAACAAGGAACGCGAGCTGCTCAAGTCCGCCTACAAGGTTGGCGGCAAACCCTCCCCAAAGTGGGCCGCGAAGGTCGACAGAATGTCGGACTCGCAAGTCATCGCCGTCCTTCGACGGCTCCAGTCGCAGAACAAGATCTGAAGGAGAAGCAATGAAGTTCAACCTGCCCAGTGCAGTCACGACTCGGCTCGGAGTAGCCTCGGTCAAGCTGCAGCAAAACTCCCCGCATATCCTCTTCGGTGCCGGCATCGTTCTGATGGGCGCCACCGTTGTCACGGCGTGCCGGGCAACGCTGAAGGTGGAGACGACGCTCGACGCCCACAAGCAGCACATCGAGTGGACGAACGAGCACGTTGCGCCTGAGGGTCAGGCCAAGGAGAAGGCCATCGCCTACGCGGTGACCGCCCGCAAGCTCACCCGTCTGTACGGCCCGTCGGTCGTGCTGGGTGTCGGCTCGGTCGCCTGCCTCACGCAGTCGCACCGCATCATGACGCAGCGGAACGTGGCTCTGACCGCGTCGTACGCTGCTCTGGACAAGGCCTTCAAGCAGTACCGTGGCCGCGTCGTCAACGAGCTCGGCGAGGACCGCGAGCGCGAGATCTTCCGTGCCGTCGAGACCGAGAAGGTCAAGGGCGAGGACGGGAAGAAGGTCGAGGTCAAGAAGAGCAATGGTGGTGGCTCCGGCTACGCCCGGCTCTTCGACGAGCACAACATCAACTGGGACACGAACCCGGACTATCGGGTCGGGTTCCTGCGTCTCTCGCAGAACCAGCTCAACGATCAGCTCAACGCCAAGGGCGTGCTGTTCCTGAACGAGGTCTACGACCAGCTGGGGCTGGAGCGGACCGAGGCCGGGCAGCATGTCGGCTGGGTCTCCTCGAAGTTCTCGGAGTCGAAGGACGGCTTCGTGGACTTCGGCGTCTTCACCGACCGCACCGCGGACGAGTACTACAACTTCGCGGTTCACGGTGAGGGCATCTGGCTCGACTTCAACGTCGACGGCATCGTCGCCGACCTCTTGAAGAAGATCTGAGGCGGTGACACATGGATACACAGAAGCTGAGCTCGATCGTCTCCGATCGACGTGTGATCCTTATCGCGGCCTCTGCCAGCTCCCTCGCGGCGGGTTGTGTCTCCGGATACTTCCTTGCCCACTCGAAGCTGCAGAAGCAGTTCGACGAGAGGCTGGAGAAGGAGATCGCGGAGACGCGGAAGTACTACAGCGAGGCCCGACTGGTGCAGGTGGAGAAGCCGTCGCCCCAGGAAGTTCTTGCTGACAGCATCATCGAGGAGGAGGGATATTCCGGCAAGGACTTTGCTCCGCCGGCTGTTACCGGGGACACCCTCGTGTCGTCTGACGGCACGATCATGACCACCCAGGTGCAGGGAGACCCGATCAGCGAGCAGCTGATCGATGACTCTGATCCCGAAACCGCGGCGGCTCTGCAGGAAGATGTCGAAGGGCGTGTTCGTCAGAACGTGTTCGACGGCAGGGAGCCGGCTGAGGAGGAGTGGGACTACGAAGCGGAACTTCGCATCCGTGCGGAGAACCCGGACAAGCCCTATATTCTCCACCACGACGAGTACTACGAGAACGAGACCGAGTTCGAGCAGGCCACGCTCACCTACTACGAAGGCGATGACACACTCGTCGACGAGAAGGACGTGCCTGTTCCGGACGAGGACGCAACCGTGGGTGAAGATGCCCTCACCGCGTTCGGTCACGGCTCGAAGGACAAGAACGTCGTGTTCGTCCGCAACGACAAGCTGGAGATGGACTTCGAGATCGTCCGCTCCAATGGCAAGTTCTCTGTCGAGGTTCTGGGGTTCGATGACCAGGAGGAGAGCGAGCTGCGTCACTCATATTCGCGTCCCGGCCGGAAGTTTCGGATGGGACACGATGACTGATGAGCGCCCTACTTGACGAGGAGTATCTGATTTGGCTGTATAGCCAGATCGGAGCCGTCAAGCTCAGGAATCGCTCAAAGTCGCACTGGTCCCTGGCCAGGCAGCTCTTCAAGACAGAGTTCGTCTGGTTCATCCCGAATGACGACAACAGAGTCGAGGACGGAAGGGACCTGCGGTTTGAGTTCCTCGACGCTAGCGGGCTCGACGCAACCGAGGAGTGGCTCGCAATGGGCTGCTCCATGCTTGAGCTCTTGATCGGACTGGCGCGGCGGCTCTCCTTCGAAACTGAGGGGGAGCCCCGCGTCTGGTTCTGGCACATGATCGAGATGCTCGACCTACGACAGTACAACGACCGGGTGTATGACGCCCAGGCCGAAGAGAAGATCGAAGAGGCTCTAAACCGTGTCATATTTCGGACCTACGCACCGAATGGGCAAGGAGGACTCTTCCCCCTCCGGCACCCAAGGACAGATCAAAGAGAGGTGGAACTCTGGTATCAGCTTAGTGCATATCTGCTGGAACTCGTGTAGCCCGAGAGGAGGGTAGATGGATTTCTATCGGTTGCGTACGAAAGAGAACAAGAACGGTACGACCGAGCTATATCCCGGCTTCACAGTCGGACGATCTACCGACCTCATGGTTCGGGGAGGCGCGTTCTACGCAGTATGGGACGAGAAGGCAGGGCTGTGGTCCACCGATGAGTACAGGGTAGCCGAGCTTGTTGACGATGAGCTCAAGGAGTACGCCGCCAAGAGCCAGGTGCCCTACATCATCAAGGACATGCTGAACTTCGAGACCGGGACGTGGTCCACGTTCCAGCGATATTTGTCGCAGGTCTCGGACAACAGCGTTCAGCTCGACCAGAACCTCACGTTTGCAAATTCGGAGGTGAAGAAGAGTGACTACGCTTCTAAGCGTCTGCCCTATTCACTTGCTCCTGGTCCGATTGAGGCTTGGGACGAGCTGGTTGGGACCCTCTACTCGGTAGAGGAAAGGGAGAAGATCGAGTGGCTCATTGGCTCGGTTATTTCCGGAGACTCGAAGAGGATCCAGAAGTTCGGGGTCTTCTACGGTCCGCCTGGTAGTGGTAAGGGCACCATCCTCGAGATCATCGAGCGTCTGTTCGTTGGGTACACGACGTCTTTCGAGGCCAAGCAGCTGGGTAGCAACAACGCCCAGTTCGCGACGGAGGTGTTCAAGAACAATCCTCTGGTGGCTATCCAGGGCGACGGAGATCTCTCGAAGATCGAGGACAATGCACGTCTGAACTCGATCATTTCTCACGAGAACATGACCATGAACGAGAAGTTCAAGAGCAGCTACACCGCGAAGATCCACGCGCTTCTCCTCATGGGCACGAACAAGCCGGTCAAGATCTCGGACGCCAAGTCCGGAATCATCCGTCGACTGATCGATATTCACCCCACGGGTGTGCAGATTCCGATCAACCACTACAACACCCTCATGTCGCAGTGTGACTTCGAGTTGGGTGCGATTGCGTCTCACTGCCTGGATGTGTACCTGCGTCTGGGTAAGAACCACTACAACGCATACCGCCCGTTGGAGATGATGTTGCAGACTGACGTCTTCTTCAACTTCATCGAGGCATATTACGACGTCTTCAAGGAGCAGGACGGTGCGTCTCTCACACAGGCGTACATGCTGTACAAGGAATACTGCTCTGATTCGGGAATCGAATGGACGTTGCCGAAGTACAAGTTCCGAGAGGAGCTTCGCAACTACTTCGACGACTTCAAGGACCGAGCGGAGGTTGATGGTCATCTTGTACGGTCATATTACTCGGGCTTCAACGCCAACAAGTTCAAGGCGCCGAGTAAGGACGCGCCGACGTTCTCAGTCGTGGTAGACGACACGGAATCACTGCTGGATATTGAGTGGGCTGACATGCCTGCCCAGTACGCCAGCAACTGGGAGACGCCAAAGCGCAAGTGGGGCGAGGTAGAAACCACGCTCAAGGACATCGACACGGGCCAGCTACATTTCGTGAAAGTGCCCGAAGGACACATCATCATCGACTTCGATCTCAAGGGAGACGATGGTGAGAAGTCTCTGGAACGAAACCTGCAGGCGGCAAGCAACTGGCCAGCCACCTACACGGAGCTCAGCAAGAGTGGTGCGGGTGTTCACCTGCACTATATCTATGACGGCGACACCTCACTCCTCCGGACGGATTACTCGGAGGGCATTGAGGTCAAGGTATATCCTGGGGACTCTTCTCTCAGGCGATTGCTGTCGAAGTGCAACCACGTCCCAATCGCCACGATTTCAAGCGGGCTTCCGCTGAAGGAGAAGAAGCCGATGCACGATCAGCGTGTCATCCGGAGCGAGCAGGGCCTTCGGGCCATGATCGACCGGTGTATGCAGAAGGAGTTCCACCCAGGGACATATTCCAACGTGGACTTCATCAAGAAGCTTCTTGATGAGGCTCACGACGCCGGCTACACGTACAACGTGACCGACATGCGGAGTCAGATCCTGGCGTTCGCTCAGGGGAGTAGCAACTCCTCGATCCGCGCACTGAAGCTGGTGCAGGAGATGAAGTTCGCGTCCAAGGACGCAGATCCACTGTTCGGAGAGGACCCCATATCTCCGGACGAGCCAACGGTTCTCGCTGTTTCGGAGCAGGAGCAGCGGTTGGTCTTCTTCGACATCGAGGTTTACCCGAACCTCTTCGTCATCTGCTGGAAGTTCCAAGGCGATGCCAACATGGTGAAGATGATCAACCCGAGCCGTCACGACATCGAGTACCTGCTCAAGATGAAGTTGGTCGGATTCAACAACCGCCGATACGACAACCATATCGTGTACGCCGCTTACTCGGGCTACACGAACGAGCAGCTCTACAAGCTGTCTCAGAGGATGATCTCGCAGAAGGACAGGAACGCGATGTTTGCGATGGCCTATGGGCTGTCGTACGCAGACATCTACGACTTCGCGGCGATCAAGCAGAGCCTCAAGCTCTGGGAGATCCAGCTCGGACTGAACCACCTCGAGATGGATATTCCTTGGGACGAGCCTGTCCCCGAGGAGCTCTGGGACAAGGTCGTGGACTACTGCTGCAACGACGTTCTCGCAACGGAGGCTGTATTCGAGCACCTGAAGCAGGACTTCGTGGCTCGTCAGATCTTGGCGGACCTCAGTGGTCTGAGCGTGAACGACACCACCCAGAAGCACACCGCACGGATCATATTTGGTGAAGACCGGACGCCGGCGCAGAGCTTCGAGTACACCGATCTGTCTCGGGACTTCCCGGGATACGAGTTCGACCTGGGCAAGTCGCACTACCGCGGCGAGCTGGTTGGTGAGGGTGGCTACGTGGATGCCGAGCCAGGCATGTACGAGAACGTTGAGGTTTGGGATGTCGCATCGATGCACCCGACCTCGATTGTTCAGCTCAACCTGTTCGGGCCATATACGCCGAACTTCAAGGCGCTGCTGGACGCGCGAATCGCCATCAAACACAAGGACTACGACGCAGCTCGCAAGATGCTGGGTGGGAAGCTGGCGCCTCACCTTGGGAACGTGGCCGATGCGGACGCGCTCTCCTATGCTCTGAAGATCGTGATCAACATCGTATACGGTCTGACGAGTGCAAAGTTCGACAACCCGTTCCGTGACCTGAGGAACAAGGACAACATCGTCGCCAAGCGCGGTGCTCTGTTCATGATCGATCTCAAGAACTTCGTGGCTGACATGGGGTTCAAGGCGATCCACATCAAGACCGATTCGATCAAGATCTCGAATCCGACCGACGAACTCAGAGAAGCCGTCTTTGAGTTCGGACGCAAGTGGGGCTACGACTTCGAGCACGAGGCTACCTACGACAGGTTCTGCCTTGTGAACGACGCCGTCTATATTGCCCACGTCGGCTGGGCCGAGAAGGAGAAGAAGATCGGTACGTGGGAGGCAGTGGGTGCGCAGTTCCAGCACCCGTTCGTCTACAAGTCGCTGTTCACGGGAGAGCCCGTGGTGTTCGAGGACCTGTGCGAGACCAAGCAGGTTCAGAAGGGCGCCATGTACCTGGACTTCGAGCACGACACTCCGATGGTCACGGCCAAGGAGGGTCTGAAGTTCGTGGGTCGTACTGGACGTTTCGTTCCTGTCAAGGAGGGGAACAACGGTGCGATGCTCTACAGGATCGATGACGACGGCAAGACACACGCCGTTCAAGGCACGAAGGGATATCTCTGGCAGGAGGCCTCGATGGTCGGCCCAGAGGTTGAGATCGACATGTCGTACTTCGAGGCTCTGGCCGACAAGGCGGCAAACACGATCTGGAAGTTCGGGGACTTCGACAAGTTCCACGTTTAACCCACTGGAGAGGGCCTTCGGGCCCTCTCCCTATATTTCTAGGAGTCATCATGGCTGACGGAACACTGTGGTTGCAGGTCAAGGCCTTCTATGAGGGTCGCACGAAGGAAGGCTGTCGGACGTTCGATCCGGCAGGGAATCGAATCGGTTGCTGCTGCGAGCACTCAGGCTGCTGCGGGACCACGGAGGAGGAAAAGTGAAGAAACAGTACGGTCTGGGGAGCTTCCTTCTGGATGTCATCCTCGTGACCCTCACCGGAGGTCTCTGGCTGATCTGGATTTTCGTCCGAGAGATGAGGTCCCGATGATCAGTCCCAGGCGCTGGCTGGAGGGGACTTTCGCAGGTTGGGAGTTCAAGCTCCGGCGCAACGGTCATCTACGCCTCGCGAACCTTCTGGGTTGGCGAGCACGGAGAGGGGTGAAGTGATGCAGTCAATGCCTACTCGGCACGCTCAGCCATATCGCCACAAGGTCCGACCGATCGAGATCGAAGCTGCGCTCCTCACGGAGGACAACGCATCCGAGGTCTCGAACTGGGCCGGAGGTGCTCAGGTCGTGGAGGAGAGTAACGCTCTCACCCACGCCAAGCAGGAGGGTCTGAATGTGATGACGCCTTCCGGCAAGAAGCGCGCAAGCGTTGGCATGTACGTCATCAAGTTCGAAGACAACTTCTACGTCTCCCAACCGGGAGCATTTGCGGCATCATATCTGCCGCTCTGAAGGAGAGAGCATGCTGCTCGATGCATTCGGGGAGAAAGTGTGGGTGCCCGAAGAGGACACTCCATGTCTGAGCTACCCCGACGCGTGGGCCGACCGAACGGTCTACGGAGACAGGAGAACACGGGAAGTGGTGAAGGCGCAGTGTCAGAACGACTGCTACTTCGTCAACCAGTGTCTCACAGCAATTCTGATCGCAGAGCGGGGATATTCCCGAGTGGAGCGCCGAGACAACGGCATCCGCGGAGGACTCACCCCCGACGAGCGATACGAGCTGGTCAAGTCCCATTCAAAGTCCAAGAAGATCAAGGAGAACCAAGATGGCAACGAAGAAGGCGAAGCGAGCAGCAGCACTGGCGAAGCGCGAGGCGTTCATGGAGGAGAGGCGGCTTAGCGGCCTGGCCGCACAGCGTGCCGATCAGCAAAACCGGGCGTCCAAGCTCCGTCAGAGCTGGCAGAAGCAGCACGACCAGAAGCACTCCTGGAAGAAGCGGATCAAGGAGTGCCCGCTCTGTCAGGACGAGCTGCGCAACATCAAGGCAGACCAGAAGCGCCTGGAGGAGGCAACTGCGGCCGACCTCGAGGACGGCGCCAGCCTGGAGATGGAGTGCATCTGATGGCAGAGCGAAAGCTGAAGCTGGTCAAGCACTCCATTTTCTACACCAACACCGTGGGGGATCTTGACTTCTACAGTCACGACGAGCCCTGCGACTGCGCCATTGGTGAGAACCACTGGGCAGACGACTCACGCCTGGAGGCATTCAGTGTCCGTTGAACAACTCAGCGAGAAGCTCCCCCCGACCTACGAGTCGGAGGAGCAGATTCGTAAGGACGCTCCGGCGGCCTTGCGGGTTCTCAAGCAGAAGGGTGCTGAGGACCTGGCCGAGATGTTGGGTGTCAGCTGATGCCGAAGTCGAAGGTCACCAAGCGAGCCAAGGCGAAGAAGAACGCCCGCCGCAAGCAGAAGGAGTCGCGGGTCAGGGTTCAGGACCTCGCCGACATGATCAACATCCTCGAGAAGTACGAGGATGACGTATTCGAGCCTCTGCTCGAGACCGAGGACGGTCTATATCTGACGCCCGCTCAGGCGGCGTTGGTCGAGGAGCTGAAGGCCAAGGAAGCAAAGGAGAACAAGGATGGCGGGTAAGGAGATCGAGCGGCCGTACGGTCCAGGATTCCTCAAGCTCGAGGACGAGAACAACCAGCTGCTGGTGGAGGACGCGAAGATCGTCTTCCGCAACTTCGCCGGCAAGGAGGGTCAGTACAACAGGGAGGGTGACCGCAACTTCTGCATCATTCTCCCGCCCGACATCGCGGAGATGATGCTCGCGGATCAGTGGAACGTGAAGAAGCTGAAGGACCGTCCCGACGGAACCCCCGGCGACTTCTACATCCAGGTCTCCGTCGGCTTCAAGGGCCGGCCGCCCAACCTGTTCCTCATTTCCTCCAAGGGCCGCACCCGACTGGGTCAGCACGAGGTGGAGATTCTGGACTGGGTCGACATCGCCAAGGCAGACGTCCTCATCAACCCATATCGCTGGGTGATGCGGGAGGGCACCTCGCAGGAGATGCGCGGGGTGAAGGCCTACGTCAAGTCTCTCGCTGTCACGCTCAGCGAGGACTACCTGGAGCGCAAGTACCAGGACGTGCCGGAGGCGGCGCAGGACGGTCCGCTGGAGATCGAGCAGGGCAACCAGGAGGCTGCTGTCGAGTACGACGAGGACGGCAACGAGGTCTTCGTCGGCGAGCTGGTGGACTAATGGCCCAGGTCAGATCCGTCCGTCTGAAGGTGGAGGTCGACAAGGAGAAGCTGCACGAGCTGGAGCTCGCTGAGGACCATTTCCGTGAGGCGGCCGCAGAGATGCGGAAGGCCACGGACGAGGTTCTGACCGCGATGAAGGCTCTTCAGGACTCCCTCAATGTCCGCCAGGTCCGCGAGGACGCGGAAGAGTGAACGACCAGTATTGGGGCTGGCTACTCTCCTTCGTGGGGGTAGCCGGCTTCCTGCTGGCCGGTAGGGTTATTTGGTGGGCGTGGTACGTCAACATCGCCTGCCAGGTGCTCTGGTTCACCTACGCCATCGTTACCCATCAGTTCGGGTTCTTCGTAGGCGCCATTTTCTACAGCTGTGTGTTCTGCTGGAACGCATACAAGTGGACGAAGGCGCACTTCAAGGGACTCGATCCTGCTCGTAGCAACCGCTACTACATGTCCAACCACATCCCTCGCGGGGAGTTCGTCCAGGGCGATATCTGGATCAATCCCCAAAACAACAACCGGGTTCGCCAGTGGACTGGCGAGTCCTGGGTCGACGTCTGACCCTCATCATCAGAAAGAGAGAACATGACCCTCCAGACCGAAAAGTACGCCCGCAAGCCCTTCTACGTGGACGCCGTCCAGGTGACCGAGGGGAACATGCAGGACGTCGCCAAGTGGTGTCAGGGGTCCGTGCAGAGTACGGACGCTGGCGAGAACTTCATCAAGGTGCGCGTCCACCGTCCGCTCAACGAGCGTCAGACCAAGGCCTTCGTCAACGACTGGATCTTGTTCGCCGGCACCGGCTACAAGGTGTACACCCCCAAGGCGTTCAACCAGTCCTTCGAGCCGGCCGCTGAGTACAAGACCGAGACCGGAATCAAGGAGCTCGACGAGCCGGAGTCGTCCGCGGACATCAGTGCCGCGCAGGCTGCCTGGGCTGCCGGCGTCGGACTCGACCCGCGTCAGGAGCGGTAACGACTGCATGACGGATTAGTAACGACTATAGTCGGAGCTATTTGACGCCAACGTCAAGTCGATCCCTGAAGGTTAGAGACAGGCTAATTTTAGTCTGTCTCTTTCCTTGAGGGCCTATGAGCCCCTTAGTGGAAAGGAGGTGAGAACAATGCAACCGGCGCTAAAGACGCCATTCGGGGGAACATGGATCATCTAACAAGATGGAATCCACCCCCACTCCCATATTCCTAATCAACTGCAGAGAGGAGGAACTATGAGCGAGAACCAGAGCGAGCGCGAGGTTTGGGACACCGGTGAGCCGGAGGCCCGAAGCCACGAGCAGTACCGTGCACCGGAGCAGGAGGAGGTCCAGCCCACTGAGGTGGGTCCGGGCAACCCCCCACTGGTCTCGGAGGAGGAGCCCGACAAGTCGGACGACTCTTCGGAGACCCCTGCCGCCAGTGACGCGGACAATTCGCAGGACGCCACCAGCGACCAGGTCGCCGGCGAGGAGCCTTCGGGCTCCGACTCTTCGGAGGACAGCTCCCCGAGCTGACGTCTGAGGGTGGGGGAAGGGGGAATCTCACGACCCTCTTCCCCTGCTCTGAGGCGGTTCATATCCTGGGGTGGAACCCGGGATCGCCTCTGTCTGGGGAACAATGAGTACCCAGGCAAACAACACACTACGAACCCGTAGTTGGTGCTGTTTGTGCTTCATGACAATTGGTGAACAAGAGAGCAAAGCTTCCCCGCTTTAGCCTGGGTGTATTCCCAGACTTCGCTCTCTTCAGCTTGAAGGTTGGACACGGGTCGTAGACTCCGCTAATCAGGTCGCAGAGCGTAAAAGGGAGAAGCCAGACCTGAGCCTCCCGTGTCCTTCCTTGAGGTATATCCTCACCAGACCTCTCCTGCCCTCGGGGACCCGAGACCCTGGGGGTGGGAGAGCTTCAACTCGCAAGTTGTACATGCCCTTTAATGAGACCCCAACTACGAAAAGGAAACCACCATGTACAACATCAAGACCGTCGCCACCGCCGCTGCCGCTGTCGTTGCTGTTGCCGGTGCAACCGTCTACACCATCAACCACCGCCGCGAAAGCGCGAAGACCGATGTCGAGAAAGCTGTCGAAAGCTTCTACTCGGCTGAGTTCCTCGCCTTCAACGCGGCCCAGGATGAGGTGTCCAGGCGGATGCTCGCCGGCTACTACGACGACAAGCCCGACAGCGACTACCTCGACGACACGATCGTCCTGTACGTCAACTTCCTCAAGAAGTAAGACCTCCAACCGAGAGCCCCGTAACACGGGCTCAAGGTTTTCTCGAAGGGGCCCTAGCGCTACTCGCGCAGTATCGCTCAGGTATAAAAGACAGCTTCCCCACCCTCTTGCGCCCTGACTCGCAAGTCATACATGGCCTTTAGTGAGACCCCATCTATGAAAGGAACCACAATGAAGACCATCGCCAAGAACACCCTTGCCAACGTGCTGTTCGTTGTCATCCTGCTTTGCCTCGCGGCGGGCCTGCTCCTCATCGGAGTGGAGCCCTTCGTGACCGCACTGCTGGTTGCCATCGCAGCCGTCGCCATCAAGTTCGACGACCACCGCATCCGTCGCGCCCGTCAGAAGATCTGATCTCAAGCCTTGAGCCCCGTAACACGGGCTCACGGTTTTCTTCACCCAACCAATTGTTCCTGAAAGGACACGTCATGAAGCAGCGAGAGCGAATCACCCTCGAGGTCGAGATCGACCTGGACCCCATGCCGGGCAACATGCACACGCCCGAGAGCGCCGAGCGCGCGATCTACGGCCTTCTCCACATGCGAGCAGGTCACTACAACCCCGAGGTTCGAGTCGCCCGACGAGAGCCGCAGGAGGATCTGAGCTTCCTGGATCCCGAGCAGAGGATCAACCACCTGGCGATGAAGATGGCCATGGAGCACTACCCCGCGGCCGACCGGTTCGCTCTGGCCCGCTACGCTCGGCACATGGCCGACGGCATCAAGCGAGGCTTCTGATGGCTGAGCCGGCGATCTGGAAGTTCTGCCACACCTGTCGGGACTACGCCGAGAAGAGGCGAGAGGCTATTGCACTTCCGCTGGCCGCCAGGGCCAAGCAGCAGGGCCGACACATCACAGTCGTGGTTGACGAGTACATGATGCAGGCTCACGCCAGGCACATGATCACTGGCCAGCCGCTTCTCCCGGGTGGGCCCACTGGGCTCATCAATCCAGCAACCCGCCGTCTCGTAGCGACGATGGCAGCTCTTCGTGAGCGCGATCAGAGAGAGAGCTGATGTTCGAGGCAACAAAGAACCTTCCCCCGCAGACCAAGATCAACATCCTCAAGGGGGTCGTTGTTGGTCAGTCGCTGTACTACACCACCCTGATGTTCCTGCAGTACAAGCAGATCAAGGGGATGGCGAAGGACTACTGGCGGCTGAACCAGCAGTACGAGATCTTGGCGAAGTACACCAACTGGGAGGACCCACAGGTTCGCCATGAAATCGAGACTCTCCTGGCGTTCCGTGAGATGACGGATCCTCAGGAGGAAGACAAGGAGTAAAGCTGCTGAGAGTGAGGGGGGGCTACACGCCCTCTCACTTTTAGCGACTAAATACCATAAGGAGGTGTCATGTTTGACTGGAATGAGAACGACCTACAGCGTGGTAAGCCAGCACTCATGGACACACCAACGCTGATCGAGTGGATCCAACGGCAACTGGAGACGGTAGAGGAAACAGAAGCGCGCATTCACGAACTTCGAGCTCAGGATATTGGGTCTCGAGTGATCATCAGTGGAGCAATCACTGCGAATGAGGTGCGCAACCTTAAAGCGGAGTGGGTCGAGAGCGCCATGACTGGAAAGCCGATGGTTCTTCCAGACGACGTCGAGGTCACCTCTGTCTACGCCGACAACATCCGATACATGGATCTGGTGGAGGCCCGTTACACAAACGCACTGAGCTCTATGAGGCGCTATGTTGACGGGAGCTAAAGTCCTCTGGATCCACTGGAAGCACTTTCTCGACGGCTTCCCCATCTGCTGGCCCAACGGTCAGACAGGTCCGTTCGAGGGAACACGAAACGAAGCAGAAGTCACATGCCCTGAGTGCATCAAATTTTTGGAGGAATCATGAGGAAAGTTATCTGCGTCGAGGGCAAGGAGTTCCAGGGGCGCAAGACCATCATCGTGCCGGGGGCCATCTACATGGAGGACGACGACCGAGTTCCGATTACCACCGGAGCGGGACACGACAGGATCATCGGATACGCCAAGAACCTTCAGCGCGACATCAGCACTGGAGAGGTGTCGATGGACTTGTTCATCAACCCCCAGTTCCACGTCAACCTGGACGAGTTCGAGGCAACCGTATCCCTCCATCCATTCATGGCTGCGAAGGGTAAGGACGACGAAGAGCTCACACTCATCAATGCCGGCCGCCTTCGGGAGGTCTTTCTCACTTGGGATCGCCCACCCGCGGTCCCGGAAGGAACGACATGAGCTACCACACCAATCAGACCCTGTACGACGAAGTCAACAGGACTCTGATCGAGATCGATATGCAGATCAAGCACATCAAGAACGACATCGCGCGGGAGTATCCGGAGGAGCAGCGTGACAAGATCAACGTCTGGTACTGGACCCGCAACGTCGACGGCAGCTACGTGCTGGCTGATCTGCTTGTTGCTCGGGCTCAGTGCATCACGGCCATGGCGACACTTCAGGCCAATCGTGCCCGCATCCGAAATGGGTGAGATGATCCGGCTGACCAAGGAGTTCGAGGTCGGCACGGACCAGATGCGGGAAGGCGACATGCGCGAGATCGCTCGGCAGAAGATCGCCGAGTGGACTCAGGAGCTCTACTCACAGGGCTACACCAAGATCGAGCAGGGCATTGACCTCGAGATCAAGACGCCGAAGGACTTCGATCCGAGGTACGTCATATTCGAAGCAACACTCACTGCAAGCAAGGAGTAAATCAGATGGGTAAGCGTAGGTGGGTCAACCGCCCACAGAAGAGGTCGCTTCCGGGTCCGCACTCGGATGCAGCACACAAAGCCATCACAGCAGAGCTGATTCGCCTGTCTTTGGGTGGTCGCCCGCACCGCCCGGAGCTTCACCAAAACCGGAGGTGGAAGCAGGTATGAAGCGCTATCTGTTCGGCGAGCGATTCAACATGGTGGATGTCATCGGCGTCCTGTTTCTCGCAGATGCAATCGACAACTTCAAGGACGGTGACGCACAGATGATGTTCGTTACCGCTCTCATGTCGCTGGTCTGTCTTCTGCTCAGCGTGCACTTCGGGAGGGAGGCGTGAGACTCAAGTTCATCCTCCCAGGATGCGAGAAGCAGGATGCAGACGGTCTTCCGATCAAGTACCACGGCAAGGAGATCGGCCAGATTCTGGATGTCGAGGAGACGGGTGAAGGTCTGATTGTAACAGGGGAGATCTTCGACCTGGGCCCCGACTTCGAGGGCCTGTTCAAGCCGCCACTGGACGTGTTCAGTCTCGGTCCGCTCTTCTCGCTTCCGGAGCCAACCAAGTCGATCACAGAAGCCCTGGAGAAGGGTGTCGACCCCTTCCCGTCTGATCATGGTCTGATGCCGGCTTACGCAAAGGCAGACGTCAAGGCGACCATGTCTCTCTACGGAATCGAGCACAAGGAGAAGAAGATGGGATCAGCCAAGTGGGTGCTCTACGGGATCGTGGCCTTCATGGCCATATTCATCGTGGGGCTCGCTGTCTATCTCGGCTTTGTTCGTGGGTAGATTCAAACTCACAAAGGAACAGGAGAGGCGTCTCGTCGTTGACTATAGCGACGGGATTGCCTCTCCTCGGCTAGTCGAGAAGTATGGGGTGAGCGAGTCGACAGTGTGGCGCATATTGGCGGATCATGGGGTCCCAAAGCGTCACGGTGTAAGGACGAAACGCAAGCCTCTACGCAAGAGATCAACCAAGAAACTCAAGCCCTGCGGAACCAATGCTGCGTACGCGCGTCATATTCGACGGAAGGAACTTCCCTGCCTTCCGTGTTCTGATGCTCATGCGCGAGAACAGAAAGGATGGAGTGATGGACGGAGAGATCCAAAAGCTCCCAGAACATCTGCAGCCGAACAAGCTTGATCGGGGGATCATGATCCATCAGGCGAAGATCCACTCGATCTCGCTTGACCCGCAACCCAACGCATTTGGCTACGGGATCACCGTGCTGAGCCGGCCCGGCCAGGAGCTGGATACGAGGTGGGAGAACATCTACGCCTACATCGGCCCGAGTCAATGTCACGACATCGTGGCGCCGAAGGAGAAGCCGGGATATTTCGATGTCTTTCTCGAGATCGAGTATTCCGACGCCATCTTCAACTTCCACCGTCTCCTCACCATGGAGCAGGTGGAGCGAGACCCCGACCTGCCCTACCGGACGCTCGACCGTGCTGTCAAGAACATGGACGAGTGGCTGGACGAAGACGACGCGGAGGAGCGTGACTGATGGATGAAGAGAAGAAGCCCGACGTTGAGCTCGCAGAGCACTTCGAGAAGGAGACCTGTCTCTACCAGTTCGAGCAGCTTCGGCTCAGGGAGTCATCCCTTACCAAGCCGGAGCGAGGACTGATGGAGCACCTGCGGTGGCACATCGTCGAAGGCGATATTCGTTGCAACTGCTGGAAGCCACCCAATGGCTGAGCGAGACGAGATCTGGCTGTCCAACATGAGGAAGTTCCTCGAGGAAGCCGGACACACGCCTGAGTTCATCGAAAGGAAGATGGCTGAGTATGAAGGCAACTCTGAAGCCGCATCAGAGGAAAGCGGTTGAGGAGCTCGCTAACGGAAAGATTCTGCACGGAGGGACGGGAGTAGGCAAGGGCATCACCGCTCTTGCCTACTTCTACGAGAAAGTGTGCGGGGGTGACCTCGCGCATATTCCGAGCATGAAGAAGCCGAGAGACCTCTACATCCTCACAACCAAGAAGAAGCGCGACGAGAAGGACTGGGAGGCTGACGCTGTGAAGCTCGGCCTCGGCACCCACGACGACAGTCTGGACGGCATCAAGGTAACCGTCGACACGTGGAACAACATCAAGAAGTACGCAGGAGTCAAGGATGCCTTCTTCATATTTGATGAACAACGAGTTGTGGGTAGTGGAGCCTGGAGCCGTACGTTCATCTCGCTTGCCAAGCATAACCAGTGGCTTCTCCTCAGTGCCACGCCGGGCGATACGTGGCTTGACTACATCCCGGTATTCGTTGCCAATGGTTGGTATAAGAATCGCACTGAATTCAAGCAGCGCCATGTTGTATATAACACTTTCAGTAAGTTCCCGAAAGTCGATCGATACATCGAAACTGGCACGCTTGTGCGTCACCGGAACAATGTACTCGTCCACATGCCGTACGAACGACACACCAAGCGGATCCTCCACACCCGCATCGTCCAGTACGACACCGAGCTCTTCGAGCTAGTAAAGGAGAAGAGATGGCATCCGTACGAGGAGAGGCCGATTCGGGACGTAGCCGAGCTGTTCGCTGTGATGAGGAAGGTTGTCAATTCAGACGAGTCGAGGCTGGACTCTGTCCGGATGCTCATGCAGGAACACCCGAGACTGATTGTCTTCTACAACTTCAACTACGAGCTCGAGATGCTCAGGAAGCTCGGCTCTTCCTCGTCAAAGAGCGATCCGTGGTCGGGGACGATATTCGAGCAGAACTACCCGTTCGAGAGTCCCGCATCAACGATCACGATGACCAAGGCGAAGTACGAGTTCGAAAAGGCGCAAAGAAGCTCGAGTGCTTCTGTGTCGGCGGGCCCCACGGCGGATACACCTGCGACAATTGTCGCTGAATGGAACGGGCATAAGCACGATCCTGTACCCGATTCGGATCGCTGGGTCTACCTTGTGCAGTACACCGCGGGGTCTGAAGGGTGGAATTGCATAGATACGGACGCCACCTGCTTCTACAGCCTGACATATTCGTACAAGCATTGGCACCAGGCGCATGGCCGAATCGACCGGATGAACACCCGGTTTACGGATCTGCACTACTACAAGCTGATGAGCAACTCCTTCATCGATCAGGCCGTTTGGAGGTCTTTGAAGGTCAAAAGGAGCTTCAACGAGTCCTCGCAGGGCCTCTGGGTGCCTGAAATGGCCGCTTAGAGGCCCTGTATGGGCTGTTTTGCCAAAACTGAAGCTCTAAACTACTTTCACGCGACCTAATTTAATACCATGGTATTTAGTTAGGTGTAGTAAGAGTAGTTTCCCCGCGAAATCTTGGCAAACCAAAAACCAACCCTCAGGAAGGGGTGAGAAAGACAGTGAGAGTCCAGTGGCATGAGCTCGAGGACTTCCCCGACTATGCCGTCAGTGACGAGGGCGATATTACCAACATCAAGACCGGTCTCCCTCGAAAGCTGTCCATCAACCAGCAGGGAGTTGCGAAGATCTCCCTGTACAACCGTCGAGGTCAGCTGATCACACGTTCGGTTGCTCGACTGGTGGCAGAAGCGTTCGTACCCAGTCCAGACCCGGAGACATTCGACACACCTATCCACATGGATGGCGAGCAGCTCAACTGTCGTGCCGACAATCTGGTCTGGCGTCCCCGATGGTTCGCCATCAAGTTCCACAAACAGTTTCGCTACCCTGAGTTCCATATAGCTCGAGGTACGTTCATCGACATCGACAGTGAGGAGGTGTATGACAGCATCAAGGACATCTGCGTCCGCAACGGTCTGTACTGGCAAGACGTAGTGAAGTCCGTGACGGAGGAGACATTCGTCTTCCCGACATGGCAGAATTTCCGACTCTTCGAGCAGTGATGTGGTATTATCACGCGTCATATTCGCGCCTTATAATAGAAGGAGTAGGTATAACCAACCTACTTTCCCTCTCTTTTTTCGCGCGAGGAGGCCGTGATGTTGGAATCGAGATACCAAGCATTGCTCATCAAGCGCCTTCGCGTCATGTTCCCGGGATGCATCATCCTGAAGAACGACACTGACTACCTGCAGGGATTCCCTGATCTGACGATCCTGTGGCAACGCTACTGGGCCGTACTGGAAGTCAAACCAAGCGAGGACGCCCACTTCGAACCAAACCAAGAGTGGTACATCAGAACGCTGGACAACATGTCGTTCAGCGCCATGATCTGCCCCGAGAATGAAGAGGAAGTCCTGCATGACCTTGAACAGGCCTTTCGTTCTCAACACGCATCGTAACCTCGAGGGGTTGCATGCGCGTTTGAGTCCGAGCCAACACGCATGGGTGAATTACGACGAGGACAAGTTCCTTCGAGTGCTCACTTCGCAAGAAGCTGCCGCCAAGGGAGATCGTCTCCATGAGCTGGCCATGCGTCTGATCCGAGACGGCGTCAAGCTGCCTCGGACACCCAAGACGCTCAACATGTACGTGAACGATGCCATCGGCTATCGGATGACCCCCGAGCAGACTCTGTTCTACTCGCCCGAGTTCTTCGGAACCGCCGACGCGCTGAAGTTCACCCCATCCAAGAGGCACCTTCGAGTCCACGACCTGAAGACCGGTGTCACGCCGGCCAAAGTCACACAGCTCGAGTGCTACTGCGCGCTCTTCTGTCTGGAGTACGGCTTCTCGCCGTTTGATCTGGACATGGAGGCCCGCATCTACCAATCCGACGAGGTGGCGGTCTTTGAGGTTGACCCCGACGTGGTGTTCCGCATCATGGAGAAGGCCAAGTTCTTTGATCTGCTGATCCGCCAGCGCAGGGAGGAAGCACTGTCTTGAGTCCTATTCTCAACGAAGACGACTACCTGGCACACTACGGCGTCCTCCGTCGTTCTGGACGGTTCCCGTGGGGGTCAGGCGGAAAGTGGGGTAGCGCCGGCACTGTCGACGCTGCTCAGCGAAGCAAGTCCTTCATGGACCAGGTGGCTCTGCTCCGGCAGGAGGGTATGTCTGATCCCGATATCGCTCGGGGTTTCGGGATGACTACCAAGGAGCTTCGAGAGACCAACACCATCGCAGTCAACGCCAAGCGTGCGGCTGACGTTGGTCAAGCAGTCAAGCTGAAAGAGAAGGGATATTCCAACGTCGCCATCGGCGAGCGGATGGGTATCAACGAGTCCTCTGTGAGGTCTCTTCTCAATCGGCATCTGCAGGACAAGCAGGACATTCTGACCGAGACCGCCAACATCCTTCGGGATCAGGTGGATACCGGATCCTTCATCGACATCGGAAAGGGTGTCGCTACCACGCGCGGAATCTCGAACGAGAAGCTCAACTCTGCCGTGGCGCTGCTCAAGGATGAGGGATATTCAGTCCAGAAGGTCCAGGTGCAGCAGCAGGGCACCTCAGCGGGGAACAAGACCACGATCAAGGTCCTCTGTCCTCCTGGTACGACCTACCGTGATGTCAAGATGAACATGGACAACATTCGCCAGATCGAACAGAAGACGAATGATGGAGGTCGGACTTTCTTCGGCATCCTACCGCCCAAGTCCATTGATGGCTCGCGCATTCAGGTCCGCTACGTCGAAGACGGCGGTGCGGAAGCGGATGGTGTCATGTACATCCGTCCTGGAGTCGAGGATCTCTCTTTGGGAGGCTCTCGATACGCGCAGGTCCGAATCATGGTGTCGGATTCGCACTACGCCAAAGGCATGGCTGTCTACCGGGATGATCTTCCGGATGGCGTGGACATGGTTGTCAACAGCAACAAGAAGCGCGGCACTCCGATGCTTGGAGACAAGGACAACTCTGTCCTGAAGCCGTTGCAGACCGATGCAGATGGAAACATCGACAAGGACAACCCCTTCGGAGCCCAGATTGCCAGTCAGATCGGCAAGACGGATGCAACCGGTCGTGTGGTGGAGCTCACCTCCGCTGTAAATATCCTGAACAAGGAAGGCGACTGGGAAGGCTGGAAGAAGAGCATTGCCTCACAGGTTCTGTCAAAGCAGAGCCCCAAGCTTGCTGAAGCTCAACTGAAGCAGGCCTATGACAGGAAGCGTGAAGAGCTGGATGAGATCCTCGCTCTGAACAATCCTGCTGTGAAGGCGAAGCTGCTGGCCTCGTACTCTGAGGGTGCGGATTCTGCTGCGGTTCACCTCAAGGCTGCGGCCCTGCCAAGGCAGGCGTCACATGCCATCCTTCCGGTCAAGTCTCTGAAGGATACGGAAGTCTACGCCCCCAACTACAACGACGGGGAACGTGTGGCTCTCATCCGCTATCCACATGGCGGAACCTTCGAGATCCCGGAACTCACGGTCAACAACCGTAACCGTGAGGCAACGGCCATGATTGGCAAGCAGGCAAGGGACGCAATCGGCATCAACCACAAGGTCGCTGAGCGGCTGTCTGGTGCTGACTTCGATGGGGACTCTGTTCTCGTCATCCCGAACAATCGGGGCGCGCTCAAGTCCACGCCTGCACTGGAGGGTCTGAAAACGTTCGATGCTAAGGCTGAGTACCCGGCGTATGAGGGCATGCCCCGTATGACGCCTCGTGCAAAGCAGCAGCAGATGGGGTTGGTCTCTAACCTCATTACGGACATGACCATTCAGAAGGCCAGCACTGATGAGCTGGCCCGTGCTGTTCGCCATTCGATGGTGGTCATCGATGCAGAGAAGCACAACCTGGATTACCGTCGTTCCGCTAGGGACAATGGGATCCTGGCTCTGCAGAAGAAGTACCAGCCTCGAGATGATGGCCGTGCTGGTGGTGCTGCGACCCTGATCTCTAGGGCTACGTCACGCACAGAAGTCCGGGCTAGGAAGCCTAGGTCCATGGCTAAGGGTGGTCCTATTGACCCTGCCACAGGAAGGCGAGTCTACGAGAAGACTGGAGAGTCTTGGGTAGACCCCAACACAGGTAAGACTGTCTACAAGACCCAGCGTTCTGTGAAGCTTCGGGAGACCGATGATGCACACACTCTGGTGTCTAAGGATGGTGGCACTCTGATTGAAAGGGTCTATGCCGATCATTCGAACAGGATGAAGGCTCTGGCTAACGAGGCACGTAAGGCCTATGTCGCACAGCCTTCGGTTCAGAGGTCACCCTCTGCAGCCAAGGCATACGAGGCACAGGTCAAGTCACTTGATGCAAAGCTTAGCAATGCATTGAGGAACAGTCCTCGTGAACGTCAGGCCCAGGTCTTTGCCGATACTGTGGTGTCAGCCAAGAGGGATGCCAATCCCAACATGGACAACACTCAGATCAAGAGAGCACAAGCACAAGCATTGGCTGAAGCACGTGCTCGCTTTGGTGCAAAGAAGGAACTGGTGGACATCACACCAGATGAGTGGAATGCAATCCAGGGTGGAGCTATCAGTAACCACAAGCTCAAGCAGATCCTGGACAACACCGACATCGACAAGGTGAAGGCGTTGGCTACACCACGTACACCAAGGCTCATGAGTGGTGGCAACCTGGCACGGGCCAAGCAGATGCAGGCACAGGGCAAGACACAGGCAGAGATCGCTGCTGCCCTTGGCATCAGTGTTACTACAGTGAAGGAGGGGTTGAACAGTGGATGAGTACATGCTGTCCACATCGGACAACCCTTACTCACCCGTGACACAGTACCAAGAGTGGAAGGTGTGGGATCAACAGCATGGCTATCACACCGAAGCTTACCTTGCAAGAGTTACAACAACGAGTGATGAGCTGAGCGACGCCGACCAGGCGGCCGCGGTAGATTCAGCAATGAACGACATCATCGAAGCTCATGCAGGTGGTCTGTATGTCAAGGTGAAAGTCCCGAGCTCCGGCTGATTTTCAAATGGGGAGGGGGGTGCCGCAAATGGTACCCCCCTTCTTCATCGCCGCTCTCCTAAAAATTTCCCCGGAGGGATTTTTGGAGAGACTAAAGCGGTTTGAACCCGCTGGGAACTGCATCGAAAGTCCCGTAAAGGGCACGACAAGAAGGAGAAACCATGCGAGTTCGCACTGCGCACGTCAGCCTCGAGGTGTTCGACAACGACAGGCAGCACACACAGGACGTGGAGAAGATTTTCAACCGGGCGGTCGAGCGTCGTTACGCTTGGATCACCGGAACTGAAGCTGGCGACGCCAGCAACCTGGGCAAGGAGCTTGTCCGAGTCGGCCCCGAGGCCGGCTACAAGATGTGGGTCCCCGCTCGACAGGAGCACCGGGGCGAGGTCAGCAACACCGACGGCTGGATCGCCGTTCGAGAAGACCTCATCACCGGGAACTGGGCACCGGACTACACGCCGTGTATTCCAGGAGCTGGCGCTCTCTACCGAGAGCAGGGTCTCGACAACGCTGACAAGCTTCGTCCCCGCTGGGCCCCGAAGGGCCTCGTGCATCTCGGCTTCGACTGTGCCAAGCTGCAGGGTCGAGTCAACCTCGGTGTCACCCACCACCTGACCAGCGGTCGTGTTGACGGCAAGGAGTCCGTTATTCACGGGGTCGACCACTACGAGTGGAACCAGAAGCTGGACCGCACCGTCACTCAGTGGGCGCGTGAGGTAGCCAAGGGCCCGGCCCTGGCGTTCTTCAACACCGACCGAAACCTCTCGGACCGAAGGAGCGATCCCGATGAGATCAAGGGCCTGACGACCCTGGCCGACGAGCTGCGTGACTGGCAGCCCACTGGCCACGGCGACATCGACTGGATGATGTCCTACAACAAGGACGGTCGGGTCAGCGCTCGCAGCTTCGTCGTTCTCGACGACAGGGAGTTCTTCCTCCACGGAGATCACTTCTTCTGCGAGGGCACCTACAACGTGGAGGCACGCGACACCAAGCGCTGAAAGGAGTGAGTCATGGCGTCCACGCGCAAGAACCCGGGCAACGACCCGGCGAACCGTAAGCCGCGTCGGCCGCCTGCCACGACTCCCGAAGCGCGCGAGAACCAACTCATCAACAAGGCGCTCAATGAGATTGAGCGTCAAATCGATGCCGGCGAAGCGTCGGCCCAAATTCTGTCGCACTACGCGAAGCTTGGGTCGACGCGGGAACGGCTCGAACAGGAGCGCCTCCTTCGCGAGGTCGACCTTCTTGAGCGCAAGGCTCAGGCTATGGACTCGGCTAAGCGGATCGAGGAGCTCTACGACGAGGCCATCGCAGCGATGCGTTCCTATGGTGGCGACGCTCCGGAGCACCGTCATGATGACTAGGTGTTATTCAGAGCTTCGCCACCTGGGGACGCTCCAGGAGAGGTATGACTACCTCAAGCTTCGGGGCCAGGTAGGCGATCCGACCTTTGGTCACGACCGCTGGCTGAATCAGGATTTTTACGCCTCCAGAGAGTGGCGACGCATTCGACACTTCGTGATCGCTCGAGACAACGGGTGTGATCTAGGGGTCGATGGCTACGAGATCTACGACCGGATCTATATCCACCACATGAACCCAATCACGGTCGAGGACATCCAGCATGGAGACGAGGACATCATCAACCCTGAGTTCCTCATTTCCTGCACCCATTCAACCCACAATGCCATTCACTATGGCGATGAGAGGCAACTTCCCCGGCAGCTCATCGAACGTAGGCCTGGCGACACCAGACTCTGGTGAAAGGAGGAACCATGGTACGCAATCGTGAAGAAGCTGCTCGGGCGGCAGAGGCAACCAAGACCAACGCCGTCGGCATGTGTCAGGCGGTCACGCGAGGATACTTCCTCGCCCCTTCGGTAGGAGACTTCGATGGTGACAGTGCAGCTGACGCTGAGGACGGGTGGAAGCGAGAGCCGGCATGGGCCAAGCACAGCGACCGACGTCCTCCTCGCGGAACTCCCGTTTCTTTCCTTGGAGGTTCTCGGGACAACGGGCATCGTGCGATCAGTCTCGGCGACGGCGTCATCCGTTCGACGGACTTCGACAGCCGCACTAAGCGTTTTCGCGCTGGTGTTGTCGGGAACGGGACGATCGAAGAGGTAGCTCGCGCCATGGGCGTGACCTACGCCGGCTGGTCCGAGACCATCAGCGGGGTCAAGATCCCCGTTCCGCCGAAGCCCGAGATGACTCGGGGCGGCAAGGTCGACGAGGCCCTGGAGCGTTTGGCCAAGGCTGAGCGCCGGGCCAAGGAGGGAACCGAAAGGGACACTCTCCTCGACCGATCCATCCGCGTTCTCAAGCGCATCCAGCCCTGGAGGAAGAAGTCATGACCAACCCTCGCAAGGTGCATGGTGTTGACATCAGCCATCACCAGAACGGCACCATCGGCTGGGCTGCTCTTCGACGTGCCGGAGTCCAGTTCATGTACCACAAGGCCACGGAGGGAACCAGCTTCGTGGACCAGAACTACGAGAAGCGACGCAAGGAGGCCCGAGCTGCAGCTGTGCCGTTCGGGGCCTACCACTTCGCTCGGCCGGAGAGCGGCGACGCTCGCCAGGAGGCCAGGTTCTTCATCAAGGTAGCCAAGCCGGTTCCCGGCGACCTGGCGCCCTGTCTGGATCTGGAGACCAAGGAGCATCTTGCCGGCGCGGCTCTTGTCGAGTGGGCGGACAACTTCTGTGACGAGGTGGAGAAGCTGACTGGGGTGACCCCCGTCGTATACACGCCCTATGATTTGTCTTTTGCCTTGGAGCGGAAGGCGATCTTCTGGGTGCCTCGTTACAACAACTCCAACACCCCTCCGGCTCGGCAGTGGGACATCTGGCAGTTCTCGAACGGCCAGTTCGGGGTCCCCAACCAGGTCCCCGGCCTCGGTCATGTCGACCTCAACACCTTCAACACCGGTGTCAGCTTGGCCGACATCCTGATTCCCGTCAGGGCTCAGGTCAAGACCAGCAAGGGGGAGAACGTCGATGCCGCAGAGAAGCTTCTCACGACTGCCGAGAAAAGGGCGAAGGAGGGTTCTGAGAGGGACACCCTCCTGGATCGGGCTCGTCGCGTCCTCAAGAAGATCAAGCCGATCAAGTAGACGGCTTCAGTTCAAAATGGAACCAATTCGAAGGAGGTGACCACCATGGACAGCAGCATTCTGACCAGTGTCAAGAAGATCCTGGGGATCGACGACAGCTACGAAGCGTTTGACGTCGATATCCTCATGCACATCAACAGCGTGTTCCTGATCCTGCAGCAGCTGGGGATCGGTCCATCGACCGGTTTCTTCATCGAAGACAAGACCGCCAAGTGGTCTGACTTCCTCGGGGTGGATCCGAACTTGAACGCTGTCAAGACCTACGTCTATCTGCGGGTTCGACTTCTGTTTGACCCGCCACAGACGACGTTCCACATCAATGCCATCAACGAGCAGATCAAGGAGCTCGAGTGGCGCTTGAACGTCCATCGTGAAGGACTGTCGTGGGTTCCCCCTGAGGGACCAAATCTTCCTGGAAGCAACAACTTCGGGGATCCGACAGTTCTTGACGGCGGCCTTCCCTAGGAGGCTCAATGGCTTTCTCATTCAAGCTCCGTCGAGGCACCTCGGTTGAGTGGGCCGCGAAGGATCCTGTCCTGGAGGCGGGAGAACCTGGAATCGAAACAGACACACACCGACTCAAGGTCGGTGACGGACTAACCCGATGGGTGGCTCTGCCATATTATGGCTCGAGTGAGGGCGACGCACAGCCCTTGCTTGATGAGCACATCAACTCGGAAACTCCGCACCCTGTTTACGACGAAGGCGTCTCCCTTCTTCTCATCTACCAGAACGCAAAGGTGTGATTCATGTCTCTTCAGACTCGCCTCAGTGATCTGATCACCGCGATCGGCACTGACTACAAGCAGCTCAGGACCTGGATCTCCGGGTCCTCGTCAGGAGACCTCACCGGTCTCACCACCACCGCCAAGACCAGCCTGGTTGCGGCCATCAACGAAGTGCAGTCCGAGGTCGGCGCCGGCGGAACTCAGCCGGATGCCTCCGTCACCACCAAGGGCATCGTCGAGCTGGCGACTCTCACCGAGGTTGCTACCGGCACCGACACTGTTCGTGCCGTGACCCCGGAGGGCGTTCGTCAGGAGCGGGTTGCGCTCAAGGCTGAGATCCTTGGCGCCGGCGTCCCGGCAGCTCTCGACACCCTCGACGAGCTCGCAGCGGCTCTCGGTGATGACGCGAACTTCGCTTCGACGGTCACCACCGGTCTGGCCAACCGTGTTCGCACGGACACCGCGGCACAGGGTCTCACGACCACTCAGCAGTCGAATGCTCGCACCAACATCGCGGCCGTGGGGTCTGCGGAGATCGGGAACCCGGAGACGGACCTGGTCGCCCTCTACACCACGGCTAAGGCGTGAGCCTTCAGACCCGACTCACTGACCTGATCAACGCCATTGGCGCTGACATGAAGACCAAGGTCGCGGGGTCGGGCACCACCAAGATCACGGTCTCCACCACACAGCCCGCAACTGGGCCGGATGGCGAGATCTGGATTCAGAAGTAGGCGACGATGGCAGCCACCGCTGTCCTGAGAGCGTCAACTTCCATATCCATTGGTAGTGGGTTCTCGGGCCCCACCAATGCGTACGGCGATCCGAACTCCACATATTCTCTGTGGACATCCGCAGTTGGTGGTGCTACGGCTGCCGCTGGGTGGGATGGCTTCGGGGCACAGGCAGCGATTGGGTCGCAACCTCAGAGTATCGATTCGATCGATATTACTGTAGTTGCGCATGTCAACAACGCTACCCGAATCAGCAGCTTGACAGTTCAACTTCTCGATGGGACTACGCGGATCGGTTCACCGATCGCTCTGACCAGGTCCACTACGGTCGGATTTTCTCAGACAGTCACCTTCACAGGCCCATTCACGTGGGCTCAGTTGGCAAATCTGGGCGTGGCTATCGATGCAGGAAAGAACTCCCAGAACCAATCCACTACTCTGAGTGTGGATGCGTTCGGAATGGTGGTCAACTACACCCCCGTCCCGCCGCCTGGCGTGTTCGTCAAAGTCAGGAACGGCGCCAATGGCGCATTTTCTGACAAGCAAGTGTTCGTCCGTAATGGGGTCAATGGCCCCTTCGTTGCTGCGACCTCGATCAAGAAGCGTAGCGGCATCAACGGGTCATTCGTCTAACCAGAAAGGAGGAACCGCTCTATGGGAACTGAAACTGAGAACCAGCCATGGCAGGAGCAGGTTGACACCGCTCTCGCCCACTACGGGGTGAAGGGCATGCGCTGGGGCTTTCGGAAGTCTGAGCATGAGGGAGGAACCACCGCCAAGCGGGCCAAGGTTCCCGACTCGATCTCCCCGGACAAGCAGGCGGCGAATGCCGCGGCAGCTCGGATCACTCAAAAGGGTGACACTTCGGCCCTGTCCAACAAGGAGCTCCAGCAGGTCGTCCAGCGGATGAACTTGGAGCAGCAGTACTCCCGACTGGCCGACAGCCCCGGGAAACTCAAGTCCGGCAGCAAGAAGGCCAAGGAGATCGTCGACGCCGTCAACACCGGCAAGACGGTCTACAGCATGACGCCCACCCCTGTCAAGACCAAGATCGGGAAGGCCCTTCGCGGGGCCCTCATCTCGACGGCGGTTCTGGCGGGCAAGGCGTACTACCGCAACAAGTAACAGAGAGGAGGGTTGGCGATGGCTACCATCGTTGTCGACGGACACACTCTGTCCAACGACACGGTTCCGATCTACTACGGTCAGTTCCGTGATGCAGTAGTCCGTGGCGACATTCCGGTGAACCGGGAGATCGCGGCGGAGATGAACCGCATCGACGCACTCATCGCCAACCCGAACATCTGGTACGACGCGGGCGCAATCGAGGGCTTCATCCGGTTCTGCGAGAAAGAGTGCACGCTCACCGACGGCAGTGATCTCCACATGCTGCCGATCTTCAAGGTGTGGGCTGAGCAGATCTTCAGCTGGTTCTACTTCGTCGAGAGACAGGTCTACGAGCCAGGAGAGGACAACCATGGGGGCCGCTACGTCAACAAGACGGTCAAGAAGCGGCTGACCAACAAGCAATACCTGATCGTGGCCCGAGGTGCCGCCAAGTCGATGTATGTCTCTCTCATCCAGAACTACTTCCTCAACATCGACACCTCGACCACTCACCAGATCACGACTGCCCCTACCATGAAGCAGGCAGACGAGGTCATGTCCCCAATCCGGACCGCCATCACGCGGGCCAGGGGACCACTCTTCAAGTTCCTTACCGAGGGTTCGCTCCAGAACACCACTGGATCTCGAGCCCTCCGGCAGAAGCTGGTGGCCACCAAGAAGGGCATCGAGAACTTCCTCACTGGATCGTTGCTCGAAGTCCGACCGATGACCATCAACAAGCTTCAGTCGCTGCGCACCAAGATCAACTCCGTCGATGAGTGGCTGTCGGGTGACATCCGAGAGGACGTCATCGGTGCTATCGAGCAGGGAGCGTCGAAGGTTGACGACTACCTGATCATCGCTGTCAGCTCCGAGGGAACGGTCCGAGCCGGTGCCGGCGACACAATCAAAATGGAACTGCATTCGATCCTCAAGGGCGAGTACAACGCGCCGCACATCTCGATCTGGCACTACAAGCTGGACGACTTGGAGGAGGTTGCGGATCCTGCCATGTGGCTGAAGGCGAACCCGAACTTGGGTAAGACTGTCAGTTACGAGACCTACCACTTGGACGTGGAACGAGCCGAGAAAGCACCTGCTTCCCGGAACGACATCCTCGCCAAGAGGTTTGGCATCCCCATGGAGGGCTACACCTACTTCTTCACCTACGAAGAGACTGTGCCTCACCGTCCTCAGAAGTACTGGCAGATGCCCTGCTCCATGGGCGTGGACTTGTCGATGGGTGACGACTTCTGTGCGTTCACTTTCCTCTTCCCTCTTGGGCGGGGGCGCTTCGGAATCAAGACCCGGAGCTATATTTCTTCGCTGACGCTGATGAAGCTCCCCGGGGCTATGCGTCAGAAGTACGACGAGTTCATCGCCGAAGGCAGCCTTCACGTTCTCGAGGGAACCATCCTCGACATGATGGAGGTGTACGACGACCTCGATGCCTATATTCAGCAAGAAGAGTACGAGGTCAGTGCTGTGGGCTACGACCCCTACAACGCCAAGGAGTTCATCGAGAGATGGACAACTGAGAACGGTGAATGGGGTGTCATGAAGGTCATCCAGGGGGCGAGGACTGAGTCTGTTCCTCTCGGCGAGCTGAAGAAGCTTTCCGAAGAGCGCATGCTCATATTCGACCAGATCCTGATGTCCTTCACCATGGGCCATGCCATCACGATCGAAGACACAAACGGCAACCGCAAGCTCTACAAGAAGCGCCAGGAAGAGAAGATCGACAACGTCGCTGCTCTCATGGATGCTTTCGTCGCGTACAAGGCCAACAAGGAGGCTTTCGAATGACACAGGAAAACTTCTCGACTCCCCAAGAGGCTCTGGCGCACTACGGCGTCAAGGGCATGCGCTGGGGTGTGACGACCAAGTCTGATTCCGGAGGGAAGTCCTCCAGCATCGGCAAGAACCCCGTTCGTGCGGCCTACAAGTCGCAGAAGCAGGAGGGCAAGCGTCTCGACGAGAACGCAGCCAACAAGTCCGTTGGCCAGGCTCGCAAGGAGGTCCGTGAGGTCGGCAAGACCGCTCGGAGCATCATCAGTGAGTCGAAGCGTGCGCAGACCGAGGCCGGCCGTCAGGCTGCCGCCAAGCGCTACCAGAAGGAGGTCCTGAACACGATCAAGTCAGACGAGTTCAAGTCCACCTACCGCAAGGCCAGCACCATGGGCAAGGGCGAGATGGCAGCTCACGCCGTTGCTTTCGGGCCTCTCGCTCTGGTCACCATCCCCGCCGTCCGGTCCGGCTACAAGAAGATGTCCGAAGCCGGCTACGAGCTCGAGGTCGACATGGCCCACGACATTCTGCGTGAGATGCGCTCCTAGTCATCTCCTACGATCCAAGAAAGGAGGTGACCTATGAGCGTCTTTGGACAGCTGAAGCACGCATGGAACGCATTTTTGGACCAGAACGAGACCTACCGAACTCGCCCCTATGACATGGGGACGAGCTACGGAACTCGACCTGATCGCGTTCGACTGCATGTCTCGAACGAGCGGTCGATCATCTCAGCCATCTACCTTCGGCTGGCCTTGGATCTGGCTTCGATCGATATTCGTCACGTTCGTCTCGACGAAGAGGGGCGCTTCACGGAAGACATCAACAGCGGCCTGCAGAACTGTCTGCAGGTCGAGGGTAACGTCGACCAGGCGGCTCAAGCATTTTTCATCGATGCCTATCTCACGATGTTCGACGAGGGCTGTATTGCCATCGTGCCTGTGGACACCGACCTGGACCCGGAGGGCAACGGCAGCATCAACGTTCTGACGTGGCGCGTCGGAAGAATCGTTCAGTGGTTCCCGCGGCATGTCCGTCTCGATATTTACAACGATCAGACGGGCCGTCGTGAGCAGGTGACCATGGCGAAGTCTGCCGTGGCCATCGTGGAGAACCCTCTCTACACCGTGATGAACGAGCCGAACTCGACTCTTCAGCGGCTTATTCGGAAGCTCGGGCTTCTGGACATGGTCGACGAGCAGTCGGGCTCGGGCAAGCTGGACATGATCGTTCAGCTTCCGTACGTCATCAAGTCGGAGAGCCGGCGAAAGCAGGCTGAGCAGCGCAGGCAGGACCTCGAGATCCAGCTGAGTGGTAGCAAGTACGGAATCGCCTACACGGATGGCTCCGAGAAGATCACTCAGCTCAACCGACCTGTCGAGAACAACCTCCTGAAGCAGATCGAGGTTCTCACCGACCTGCTCTACAGCCAGATGGGGCTCACCCCAGAGGTCATGCTCGGTACGGCGGAGGAAGCCGCCATGCTGAACTACATGAACAGGACCATCAATCCTCTTGTCACCGCCATGGTGCAGGAGCTCAAGCGGAAGTTCCTCAGCAAGACCGCACGGACTCAGCGCCAGTCGGTCGAGTACTTCCAGGACCTGTTCAAGCTGGTTCCGATGTCGGTTCTCGCCGAGATCGCCGACAAGTTCATCCGGAACGAGATCGCTACCTCGAACGAGTTCCGAGGATTCATCGGACTGAAGCCAGTCAAGGACAAGAAGGCCGACGAGCTGCGCAATCCCAACATGCCAGCTCCACTCGACCAACCTGCCGCATCGGCAGCCACTGCTCCGGCTTCCGAGGGGCAGGAAGGAACGGACGACTTCGATCCGTTTGAAGGAATCAATGCTGCGTTGGACGACGCATTCAAGAGTCTGGAGGGCCTGACCAATGGCGCAGGGCCAAGCTGACATGGACTCCCTGATCGAGTCCGGGATGGAAGCTGCGGAGGAGATTCTCCACCGAGCTGCCTACGATCCGGTCAAGGCCAGGGAGTACTACCTCAGAACCAGACAACTCAAAGGTCGTCGTCCAGCCGCTCAAGTCCAACCCTCTGGTCGTCGACCCGGGGGCGGCACGTCCAATGCCGGAATGCGTCCATCCAGGCGCAAGCAGCTGGAAGCTGAGAAGGCAAAACTCGAAAAGCGAATCGAAGAGCTGAAGCACGCCCTTGAGCTCCTTGTCGAAGCCGCTAAGAAGCGGGCCGGGGTCAAACCCGAGAAGGATGACAAGGATCCCAAGGAGACGGCTGACCGAAACTCGAAAGAGAAGAAAGGAAAGCCTCTCACCGAGAAGCAGAAGCGTGAGAAGCGTGAAGCAGCTCGGGAGCAGTACGAGAAAGAGAAGGGGATGACCCTTTCCGTGGAAGTCAGTCAACTGCGAGAGCAGGCGCAAGACATCCGCGCTCAACTGCAGGCTGCCATCGCCGATGCTCGGCAGAGGAAGCCTCATCCCAGTTCCAGTCAACCACACCAAACGGCATCGAACGGCCGTTGACACTCAACTGAAAGGAGACCGTCAAAATGGAACCCGATTTCAGCGGGTACGCCACCAAGGCGGGTCTGAAGTGCTCAGACGGCCGAACGATTACTCGTGACGCCTTCGCGCACCAGGACAAGGTCAAGGTGCCGCTCGTGTGGCAGCACGCTCACAACGAGCCCACCAATGTGCTCGGCTACGCAATCCTGGAGCACCGTGACGAGACCCACCCCGACGGGGCTGGCGTCTACTGCAACGGCTACTTCAACGAGAGCGAAGCCGGCAAGAGCGCGAAGATGCTGGTGACGCACGGTGACATCACCGCGCTGAGCATCTACGCCAACAACCTCGTGGAGAAGGCCAAGCAGGTCCTCCACGGGGCCATCCGAGAGGTTTCCCTGGTGCTTTCCGGTGCCAATCCTGGGGCCCTCATCGACAACGTTCGGATTGCCCACTCGGCAGACCCGAATGACATCGAGACGCTGGAGGACGAGGCCGTGATCTACACGGGTCTCACCCTTCAGCACTCCGAAACCGCACCCGAGCCCGAGCCCGTCGTGGAGCCCGAGCCCGAGCCGGAGCCGGAGCCCGAGCCGGAGCCGGAGCCCGTCGTGGAGCACGCGGACCCCGACAACGAGACGGTGCAGGACGTCTACAACAGCCTGTCGCCGAAGCAGAAGGACGTTGTCCACTTCATGCTCGGAACTGCCATGGAGGGTACCGCCGACGGCGCTGCCCAGCACTCCGACACCATCACCGAGGACCACCTCACCCACCAGGAAGGAACTGACCACATGTCCCGCAACGTGTTCGACCAGAACGGCGTCAAGGCCGAAGGTCCCACGCTCAGCCACGCGCAGATCAAGTCGATCTTCGACGACGCCCAGAAGAGGGGCTCCTTCAAGGAGGCCTTCCTCGCGCACGCCGAGGCCAACGACTACGGCATCACCGACATCGATCTGCTGTTCCCCGACGCCAAGAACGTCACCTCCACCCCGGAGTTCATCAGCCGGCGCATGGAGTGGGTTGCGAAGGTGCTCGACGGCGCCAAGCACTCCCCCTTCTCCCGGATCAAGTCGGTGCACGCCGACATCACCGCCGAGGAGGCCCGAGCCCGGGGTTACGTCAAGGGCAACCTCAAGAAGGACGAGGTCATCAAGCTGCTCAAGCGCGTGACCACGCCCACCACCGTCTACAAGAAGCAGAAGCTGGACCGCGATGACATCGTGGACATCACCGACTTCGACGTTGTCGTGTGGCTGAAGGGCGAGATGCGCCTCATGCTGGAGGAGGAGCTCGCGCGTGCGATCCTCATCGGCGATGGCCGCGAGCCTGACGACGAGGACAAGATCGACGAGGAGAAGATCCGCCCGATCGCGTGGGACAACGAGATGTACGCCCACCCCGTCACCCTGCCGGCCAACACCTCGGCCGAGGGCGTCGTCGAGTCCGTTCTGCGGGCCCGCAAGCACTACAAGGGCAC